TATTTAACTATGATGAAATACATAAAGGAACTATCAGAGAGATTTTTACAGATATAAACGCATTAATAATGATTATAGAAGACTTTAATAAAGATAAGAAACATTTTAAAAAGTATCTCAAAGAACAAGAAAGGAAGGTATAACATGGATAAATACAAAGAGGAAGAAATAAGTTCGCAGTTAAGGGAAATACTTATTAAGCTTAGTAACCAAATGCTAGAATACAACCTTAATCTTAAGCATTCTAAAGAGAATTCTATAAAAGTTGCAGATGAAATACGTAGTTCCAATAAGGAAATTATTGATGTACTTAAGAACGGAGCTTTTGCTAAACTAACAGACAGAATAGAGAAGTTCTTTGAAAAGCTTACAGAAAAGATGGACAAAGTAGAGAATGTCATAATTGCCGAGTTCACAAAGCTAACTGCCGAAATGAGTATACACAACCAGCTACTCAAAGAAAGAAACGAGTTAGATAAACAAAGATATAAGCAAAGCTTTGAAATAAAAAAGCTTACGGTAACAGGATGGTTTAAGCTTTTAGGCGGAGCAATAGCAAGTGGTGGATTCTTATATTTATTAATAGAAAAGATTTTAGGTAAATAACAAGGGGGTAACTTATGAAGTACCTAATAATTACATTATTCTTAACATTATTGATTTTCACTTGTAATAATTCCAGTGAAGAAAAAGAGCAATTGAATAATCTCAATGACACTGTAAAAAAGCTTTCAGGTGGGGTTGATATTAATCAAAACGACATTGAGGGCTTACAAACAAGTGTTAATGATAATAGAATAAACATTGAGAACATAAACAAAAAGATTGAAGAGATGGAATATAAACCTCTTCCTTACAGAGAGAATAAAAAAGCTACTAGAAAGCCTATAGTAAAGAAAAAACGAATAAGAAAAAAGAAAACTATAAAGGTAGATAAGAAAAAAGTAGATGACAGCATACTTAAGATTGAGGGTGAAGTAGGTGGTGAGAGCTTTATAGGTAGCATAGATAGTATTCCAAACGCTGATGTAGAAGTTTTAAAAAAGTATGAAGAGCAGAACGAACTCTATGAGCTTTGGAAAACACACGGTGGGTGGGAACCTGAACCGTATCAACAAATGGAAGACATTATCAAATATGGTTTTCCACCAATCACAAAAGATAAACTCAAAAAAGTAAAAAAAGAATTCTCTGTAATTCCTGTGTCAAAGAAGGAAAAGAAAGACGAATTATATGTTACAATTGATGAAAAAGCTTTCAAGAAAGTAATTGAAGTACTAAAAGATGACATAATGAAAGCTGACAATGAAATTACGAAGGCATTACAAGACCGAAAAGAAATATCAGAAAAAGAAGTCAAAGCATTACAAGACGAAATCGAAAGACTAAAAGCAAAAAAAGAAGAATTAAAAAAAGAAGTAGACCAAGAAAGCTTTGAGATTGCAAAACTCGAAAACGAACAGCTAAACAATGCTTTGAAGAACATGAACCAATTACTTATTAACCTAGAACTCGAATTAACAAACTTAAAAGAACAAAACAAAGAACTGAAAAAGCAAAACAAAGAGTACAAAGCTAAAATAGACGACTTAGAGGATGATGAGGATGAAGATGATGAAGAAGAGGGTGATGATGACGAATAGGAAGGGGATATGTTAAAAAAATACATTTTTCATCCTATATTACATCAATTCTTTTTACAGGAGGTAAAAAAGATGAAGTATACAAGATATCTAGCAATAGTAGCAGTAATTTGGGCAGTAATAAGTGTTGTAAAAACATTTACTGATGTACCAATAGAAGAAGCATCTTTTATGCAAATAGCTACTATGGTAGGAAACATACTTATTGCGGTCGGTCTAGTTTACAATGATACTAAGACTAAGAAGATCGCAGAAGACAAATAAAAGTGCAATAGATATTCTTAGGTGTCTATCTGTGTAATGCTTTATTAGAATAGGTTTTTTCTCCTCTCGGTTGATTTTTTACTATTCTATAAAGTATTTACACAGATAACTATTGCAAAAAGGAATGTAATAAATGAAATTATTCTTGATATTACTTAACTATGCTTTTCTGATTTGGATGATGTTTGAAGTGGCAAGTGTAAAGAAAGAACTGAACAGGCATAAGTTCAATATGAAAATTCAAAGATTATATGTTTTAAGAACTCAAAAGATTATACAAGAATTGATAATGTATTCGACTGAATTGGGAAAGCAAATTGAATATATTAATTACGTATTTAAACCTGTAGAAGAGATAAAAGATAAAGTATTAGATCGTAAGAGGTATTATAGTGGAGGCAAATAAGGAAGTTTATTTAAATCAAAGAATCAATAAAGCCTTTTCTAGTGGAGTATATGAAGGGAAGGTTTTCTCTACATTCGGTTTAGAGTACATAGATGGCAATAGCTTTAAGCTTTTTGCCAAACCAGTAGAGGGAAGATCGCCTAAGTTACCAGAAATGAGCTTTGGTGAAAACGAAAATGTGTCGACCGAACAAAATGATTTAAGCTATGACAAAGTAATTCGTGTGTTGATTGATGGCAAGGTGTATGAAGAACCTAACGACTGGACAGTTGATATTACTACAAAAGGGATTGACAACGAAAATAAAACCTGTGGTATTGTTGATGGGCTTGGATTAGTAAATAACAGCTACTACTTCTTATGGGCTTTTGCTAATGCTGGAAATACGGAACAAGATAGCTTAAATATACCAGAAATAACGATTGATAATAAACCACTAGTTGGCTTTGGGTTAATGAGACAGCCTAAAGGTAATTACAGTGCCGTATCTGGTGGGAATAAGGGCGGTACTGCTACATTTACTCTTACATCTCCACTTCCATACTTATTCACAGTAGGTGCAAAGGTTTTATGTTGGCGTTCAAGTTCACAATACAACACAGGTGTTGTACAAGAAATATTGTCAGACACGCAGTTGATGGTTAAGCTTGACAATATATCGTTCTACGGTACAAATTTAACCTCAGTTGGTGGAGTTATCGTACAAAGAGACTATTTCAAACCCTGGGTTGCAAAACGAGACGGACAGACACTTTACAGCAACTACTATAAACTCATGTCTGGAGCTATCTTTGTAGACGGGGTTGGTACAATTTATCGTTTCACACACACACAAATAGATTATGGAAGCTCGTTTATATGTCATAGTGGGCAAATACAGTTCAATAGTACACCTTTTAGTGCTGGAATAACGCCAATACCATTTTATGGTTATATGCCACCTACTTCTACTATGTATCAGGCCTTGTTATATTCTACTAGAACTACTGCAATAGTATGTCCGATTACCCTTACTGGTGGATCAACACTACGTAGAAACGAGTCAGAGTATATAGCTTCTTCCAATTTGCTTTTCAAGTTTATGTATTGCTCTGCAAATGCCAATGTTAAATTGACTCACATTGGCTTTTTTGAAAGATATTAAATTATGAGGTGTTTCTATGGCTATTTTATATGAAACTACAGGAACAATTATGACTGTAGGATATGAGATAGAAGGTATTCCAGAATCAGTAAACTATGTAGAAATTGCTTTAGATAGTGGTTCTGTTATACAATATCCCTTACCTGATACAGATAAAGTGAAAACATTTGGCGAAAAGATTGGAGATGTTGTTTCATTAAAGATTGAAGATACTGCATAGTTTTAAAACATAATACTACTCCTACTCTTTTCAAAAGTGTAAGTGGTGATTACATATATGTATCTATTACTTACACTTTGCTTATCCTTTTCTACATTGCATTTTGGAGATTCTTCTATAAAATGTGTAAAAGATAATAACGACAATTTGCTGTGCATTTTTATGTAAAAATAATAGACATATTTTTTGTGTATATGTAAAGATTTTAGACACGGTGCTTTTGCTATTTGGAACGATATATGAATGCATTTCGATTAAAATTGTGTAAAAAATGTGGTTGAATTATGTAAAATATTTAGACAAATTTTTGTAAAGTTGGCATACTTGCATTTTGCTTTTTAATTTTTTGTGTTTATGTAAATTGTTATGTTTATGTTGTTTGTACGATTTGTGTAAAAAATAGGTAAAAAATATGGCGTGGTGGTATATATATTGCAATATTATATGGCATGGAAACGATAGAAAAAAATTACAAAAAAAATTCTTCCCCAAACCCCAGCACCGAAACAGAAGAAACGGGTGACTGGGTTTTTTTTGTTTCCAATCCTTTGGGGCTTTGTCCCCACAAAATATTTAAAAAAAAAGAGGTATAAGATATGAAAAAGATTGAAAATAAAGAAAAATATATTCAAACTACCCTATGGGTAGGTCGAGACAAAATTGCCGCTACATCATCCCCGCCACCAGAACTGCCTCCAGAAGAATTAGAATTAAAAAATAAACTAGACCAACTCCAACAACTGTTTAATCAATACCATTTTTGGGCTTCCAATCGAAGTCACAAAAAATATTACTGGCTAAATAAAGCCCACAGTTTTGCAGAGGACATAATCATATAGCCTTTCATACCGCCCAAAACCTCTTCCCGCTATCCTACCTAAGCGGAAAGGGGTTTTACATCGTCCCTATGAGGGATTTGGGGCTCTTTGCCCCTACCAAAAAAATTAAAAAAAAAGAGGTATAAGATATGAAATTAGAAAAATTTTTGGGGAAGCCCCTTTCCAGCATAAATTTTCCTATCCTAGGCGTCTACCCTGTCGTAGACGACCAGGACATTATAATTGACTGGTGGTATGCAGATGCTGGCGAAAGCCACACTGCATACCACCAAATTCCAACCTGTGAGTGCGTCTATTCGGAAAAGAAAGACGCCCTCGTTTATTAGTCACCCAAAACCTCTTCCCGCTGTCCTACCTAAGCGGAAAGGGGTTTTACATCGTCCCTATGAGGGATAAACCCTTCGTATGAGGGCTTCTGCTTGGGTTTACACCTGCCCGAGTAGTCGTAAACAAAGGTGAAAACCCTAGGAGGGTAATATGAAAAATAAAAATCTATTTTCCACCTTTATTAAAAAAGGGGGGCTAATAGTAGTTTCTGTACATGTTAGAGATTATTCAGCCTATCAGGGGCAAGGCAGAATTAATTTTTCTTATTCTTTTGTTTACACACCCAACTCCCCCTCCCCGCTTACCGTTGCCAGCGAGTTTGACCAAAGCTGGTCAGGTCCCTCGCCAGATGGAGAAGGGGGAACCCTCCCATCTGAACACAGATTTATAGACGAAAAACACCCCCACATCACACCCCCCACCGATATAGTAGTAGTACTACGATTGGGAGAAGATGGCTCCTTCGACCCAAATTACATAGCTAGCGCCTACATTAAGAAAGATTACACCCACCACGACCACGATCTCTCCCCTCGACAAGCAAAAAAAATCGTAGAAATTTTAAAAGATTTAAAAGAAAAAAAAGAAATTCGTTGGTACTGCGATAGAATTATAAAAACACTCGAATTCCAATCGGAATTCGAGTATGTTTCGAGTATGTAAAGTGGTGAAAATAGCCAATCCCTTTGCTGCACACCGCATTCCTACCTATGCGGGGTGTAGCAAGCTTCTATCGTCCCTATGAGGGATTAACCTACCGTAAGGTAGTTTCTACGAAGGTTTACGGACGCCTTTGTGGTCATAGTTAAGTCCGAAAACCCTATAGGAGGGTAACATGATTATAACAAGAAAATATGGACTCCCTTTTCTAAAAGACCTTTGGGAGAGGGGAGAAAAATTTATTTATTTTACAGATAAATATATAGTTAAAAAAACAATAATTACACTTTTCATTGTCAAGATAGAGGACATCCTTCCCTTATTTGAAAAGCTCGCCTGGGCTAAGGAGGCCGGGGAGCCGTCCCCCGAGCCTGATCCAGATGAACCTGAAGTTGATCACATATTACTTTCCCCAAACCTACACAGGGACGGGGAATATACTGGCAGCCTTACGGCCTACCAGTATTTTTATGATACATATGAAGAAGAAGGGGAACAAGTTGCTTATGAAGATTGTCTTACAGCACATGTCCCGGCTATTTTAACAGAAATACCAAATCCAGAATAGACTTACCTTTTCCTTCGTTAAACCCCGCATTATCCTACCTGTACGGGGTTGAATGAAGGTAGGACAACCCAAAATACGTACGTACGCCCCCGAAAGGGGGCTTCACCTACCAAATTCAATCCAATAGTTCAATCAAAATGTCATATTATGCTATGTTTCCACAGGTATATTATGTTTATTGCTTTGTGGAAAAAATTTTTATAATCAGGAGATTTAAAATGTGTAATGATAAATGCTTTAAAAATATTGACGATACTGAAAGATATTGTCAAAAATGCAATTCCAAAAAAGATGTTAAAATTTTATCTATAAATGTATATGATGGTTGTTGGACCCTTTCCGCACCATACTGGAACTATAATAACAATAGGGAGATATTTATTGGCACAACTCACAGGGGATCAACCTTAAAATCTGATCCTATTACTTATGGTGAATTAAGGCAAGCTTCAATTATGTTTGCAAAAACAATTATAGAAAGAAAAAACTATATAAAATATATTGAAAATCCGTTACTAAAAAGTATTCTTAAAGATGAATTTATATCATTAGGGGATGTCCCCCCCTACTATGTTACAGCAAACGATGCGGCTAGACGTGTTATGTCAAAATCCATTTCAAGTATACGTCCCGAAGATATTGAAAATGCAGAATTTGAATCTGCCCTTATGGGTGAGGTTATACATTGTGCCGAAGTTAACTATGACACAGGGGAACACGTTGTAAATGCAACTATTGAGTTAGAAAAGCTTTGTAAAAAGTACTTAGCCCAAGAGGATATAGAATTAGGAGAAAAAAAATGAAAGTTTTAAAAAAAGTAGTTACAAATTTGAGAGAAGATTTTGGATTACTTAATAAAAATAAAAACACATTACACGTACAAAAACACACTGCAGGGAAATGGATAGGTAAAGGTGGAAGTGAAATAAAAAGAATCGCTCAAGAAGAGGGCTCCCGTTTTATTAAAGTTGAAGAGGATTTGGAAATTAAAAGTTTTCAAATGTTTCGTAAAAAATGTTATATAAACGGAAAATTAGTTGGAACTATAGAAGATAATAGTTATTTCAAAGTATGGGATGAAGCAAAAGAAAGAGAAAGAGAAGAAAAAGAAAGAAAAGAAAAAGAAGAAGAAGAAAAAGAAGAAGCCCAAAAAAAAGAAATTGGAAAAGCGTTGTTGAATGAAGAAGTGGATTTTTTGCGAATGGATACTTGCAAAATGGAAAAAGACGAAAAAGGATTGGAATTTCCAGAAGGAACTCCTGAAAAGGTTAAAGAATATATGCTCAAAAATAATCTGAACTATATACATCTTTTTGGGGAAAAGAAAATGGAAGGTGGAGTTGAAAAAATAAGTGCAGAGGTCAGAAGAGCATATGGATATTGGAATCATAACTGTGACAAAGAAGAATGTATAAAATACAAAGACACTGTTAAATGTGAAAAAAGAGTATGGGAGATTATGGAAGCGAAAATATATAAACACAAGTTTTTTGAAAAAGATACGCCTGATAATGAAATGTGTTTGTGGTTCCATTAAGTCTTTATAGGAGCAATAATATGAACTACATAAAATCATATTACCTTACCCAATGCAAATTACACGGCATATCATACGCCGAAAACTGCATTGACAATATCTTACGATACTTTACACATCTTTACGATAGCTTGATCGATCTTTCTGATCAATCCCCCATATACTTACTTAATATAGAAGGTCGTATCAATCGCTTAAGTCATATTTTAGATTCAATTATTTTACTTAATAGGAGGTAAATAAATGAAAATAAATTTTATATTTATACTGTTATTCTTTTTTATAGCTATTTATTCATGTGAAGAAAGGTGTGACCGCCACTTTAACTATTATTTAAGTAATGGTTATGTGACAGTAGATATAGGCATAGGTGGTGGAAAAACAAACACTGTCAGGTTCAATATCAAGAATGTGTCTTATGTAGAACACATTTTCAATGGACGTTTTAGTGAATGTTTTGTTGCTGTTTACTTTAAGAAAGGCGTTCCTGTGGAAATTGGTCCTCTGAGTTGTAGGAAGGCAAAGCTTTTCCAAATGGCTGTGATGAATTGGTGTAACTACTAAGTAGAGTTTTTCTATTTGTAAAAAATGCCTATGATGTAATAATCCACAATTGTGTGGCTTTCAAGAAGGTTTATGGGTGCCTAATTGATCGTATGCAAATCCCAAAAAACACTTAGGAGATAACTATGAGCTATCATGGAATTGATGGAATAACTTTCTCAGAAATATGTGACGCCTCTTCTATTGGCTATCAAGCCCACTTGAAGGAAAAAAAAGACTTTTTATATTACTGTATACTTCCTGTACTTTCAGATTCAGGAGCTGGCATGCCTTCAAATATAATCCTATCACAAGATTTTAAAACATACCATGAATATTTAAGTGTTCGGTACAATGGAGAAAAAATAAAAATATCTTTTATGTTACCTCAAGATAGTGGAAGAAATCTTAGATTGTCTCTGTATATCAAACCAGAAAAGCCTGTCGTTATTACAAATGGTTATGATAATTCAGGTAGAAATGAAGAAACAATTTTACACCTTTGTGAAAAAGAAGAGGACTGCAAAAACTGGCTTTTAGACGTTGCTGATTCTCGTATGTATAGTTATTTAACAGGCGAATTGTATAAAAAATTTATAAACTTTAAATTGCTTAAAGAGAAAAGAGACCTTATTTCGCCTTATCTAAGCTCGGCTGAAATAGTAAGAAAAGCAGAGGAAAGAGAAGCTGAAAAAAGAGCATTGGCTGAAGAACAAGACTAAAATACAATTAAAGTAATTCATTTTTTTTTATAAAATTTATTTTTAAGGAGTAGAACAATGTTTAAAGTATATATAATAATAAATGAAACCCATAAATTAACCGTAGAACAGAAAGATCAGATTTATGAATTCATTGATTATATACTGGATGACGAATACAAAGGCCTTAGAGATTATGAAAGCTATATAGAACATATAAAGATACCTGCTACTGGTATAAAGCTTGTGGAAATGGAAAAATTGGCAGAGGAAATCTATGAAAACTATGTAGTGTTTGTTTCGCCGGTACCAGCACTTATGAAACTTGTAGCAGAAAAGAAACAAGACAAAATGGGTGGTTCTATTAAAAAGTCAATGGTAGTTTTTCATAATGATAAACGTGAAAAGATAGAGCTACCTAATGGTAAAGTAATATCCGTCGTTGCAAAAGATGGGTGGAAGTTAGTTTAAAGGAGTAAAAGATGGTAACATATAAACAATTACGTCAAATATGGGATCAGGTCGGTCCTGTTAAAAATAAGTACGGCGTTAAGCTTACTCATAGCCGTTTAAAGAATGCAAAGAAAGAAGGACGCCTCTTAGTAGGTTATGACGGTCTTTGGATAGTAAGCAATGACGCTACTGAACAATTTACCATAACAGATTATACTTTGTAAAAAGGAGTGATAAATGGAAAAGAAAAGAATCGTTTTAGATAAGAAGCTACATACAGCTTTGAAAAAGATTTCTAAGAAAAAAGGTGTTCAGGTCTCCGTTTTAGCAGAAAACTTGATATATGAAGGACTAGTTAGAATGTCCGAAAACGGAGAACAGATACCTGAATTAAAGGGTTATACCCTACTTAAAATTGTAACTATAAACAAATAGGAGGTTTATTATGATTTACGATTATGTACTAGAACAGCTTGACGAGGGTTTTGATGAGCTTGGTGAAGAGCAGAAAAAGGAAGTCGCCTCTCTTCTTAGTGATTATAATTTTCTAGAATTGTTAGATGTTATTTTAAAGGTCGATCCGTATGGGAGGGCAACAGATTCTATGGACGATAGCTCAGAAAAAAGCTCTTGGGACTACTTACACTTGTCATATGAAAGCCATCTTACGAATGAGTACAATAAAAGAGTGGATAAAAACACGAAACGTGTTGATGGCATTAGGTTTCTAATAGATGAACTACTTGATAAACGGCATTGGATAGAGGAAATAGAGCTATACAATACTATTACAGGTCGTGGGGAGGTGATTTGACGTGAGTAAAGCACGTGTACATCCAGCTCAGATGAGGAAAGCTGTAACTAGTGTTCCCTATCTGAATGAAGGTGATAAAGTTAAGATATATCTTAGGCGTGAGGACTTTCCTAATATGCCCGACGATGGATTTGAGTGTTTGTTTAAGGGAACAGAACAAGTTGCCGACTTTACACCTACCTTTTTTGTCTTTACCAAATTAGACGGTACTAGTGCAAGGCTAATAAATGGTTCTGCTATTACGCTTATTAAGGTTATAGATGGGGTAAAAGAGAGAGCAGAAAGAGAAATGATAGAGGAAAAAGAAAGTCAAAACAACGAAAAGACTGAACAATTTGGTAAAGACGAACCTAAGAGTTTTGCAAATAAAGATGAAATACCATATTAAGGAGGTAAGCTATGTCAAATGATTTAATCAAAATACATTCCGACTTACCTTATGCGTCGGAACAGGGAGCCATAGAATTAAAAAAGCGTTTTGAAGAACATAAAAAAGCCATAATGCAATTTCTAAAAGAGAATGAGGATTATGGTGTTGTTGTTGACAAGTATGGGAAAAAACCTTTCGGAGATAAACCTTGTCTTTTTAAAAGTGGTGCGGATAAATTGGCTTTTTTGTTTGGATTATCGGTTGAAATAGTAAAACAAGAAAGGTTTTTCCACAATAACGTATTAGAATGGACTGTTCAGTTAAACATTAAAACGAAAGATAAAGTTATATCCTTTGGTCTAGGCAGTTATTCGAGTGCCGAACAGGAAAGATTTAAGTATAATCCTTTGAGATGGTCTAATACGATCCTTAAGATGGCCTATAAACGTGCCTTTGTAAGTGGTGTCATCTCTGCAACACGTATTAGTGGTTTATTTACACAGGATATAGAAGAGTACGTAGATAATAATAATGTTCCAAAGAACGTTAACAAAAATGCAAGTACAAAAAATGGCAATGAAAAAACAAGAAAAATGTTATATGCTTTGTTAAATCAATATGGAATAGACAAAGAAGAGTTTAAATCTTATTGTATTGAAGCTGGTCTTATTAAAGAGAGTACAAATGAATTGGGAATGGACGCTGTACAAAAGCTAAAGGAAAGCTTGGAAGCTGGAAGGTTTCAAAAAACCTTACAAGATTGGAAAAACACGAATGATGAGGTATCATAGATAACCCTACATAAAGTTCCTCCTAATTGTGACTTTAGAAACTTGCAACCACAGTGTTTTTTCGATGTCTTAAGCTGTGGTTTGCAGGTTTCCTTTTAGGAAAAAAATATGTTTGGTTTATAGGAGTTAATATGAAAAGGAAAAAAAAGAAATATATTTATATAAATCGTTTATCAAATGAAAAATTGACTAATTTATATAATGAAAAGTCCTATCAGTTTATTCAAATAAGCAGTGACTTGATTAAAATTATTGGTGAGCTTAATAGAAGAAAAATAGATCATCAAAATGCTTTTATATCAAAGAATTAATATTATAAGAGGTATATAAATGGATGAAATAAATGAAATTATAAAGATAACTAATTGTAATGGTTGTGTGAATCTTGTTGAGAAGGATAAAGGTTCTTATTGTTCTTATATGGATAAGTATTTTAAGGATATGCAACTACTGGAAAATGTTTACTGTAAGCATAAGGAGGTAAAATATTATGACAAAAATTGAATGGGCAGAGGAAACTTGGAATATTGTGACAGGGTGTACTAAAGTAAGTGACGGTTGTAGATATTGCTATGCAGAAAGAATGACAAAAAGACTACAAGCTATGGGATTAAAAAAATATAAATATGGTTTTAATAAAGTTGTTTGTCATGAAAATGAATTAAATACGCCGTTAAAATGGAAAAAACCTAAATTAATATTTGTAAATTCAATGTCAGACTTGTTTCATGAAGAAGTTAGTCATAATTTTATTGCACAAGTCTTTTCTACTATCGAAAAATCTAAACAACATATTTTTTTGATACTGACAAAGCGTATAGATAAATTAATCACGCATTTTATCGAGATGGACTTCTATCGTAGTCATGGTATCAATTTTGAAGGTTTACCTAGAAACGTTATGATAGGCGTGACTGTAGAAAATAATCGAGCGTTACATCGTCTGAAAGCTTTAGTATACACAGTTTACAATATTTTTAAATTCAACATTTTTGTTTCTTTTGAACCTCTGCTAGAAAAAATGAATGCATCTTTATACAGTAAATTGCAATACGTCAGTTGGGTGATAGTTGGGGGAGAAACTGGTGGCAAATGTGCACGCCCCATGAAAAAAGATTGGGTTATTAATATAAAAAACTATTGTGAAAGCTTAAAGATACCATTTTTCTTCAAACAGTGGGGTAGAAAAGGAGAATGCAGTGATGGAAGTTTCAAGGGTGGTAATCTGATTGATGGTAAAGTCTATCAAGAGTTTCCAGACTTTTTCAAGTTTCATTTTAATCAAAATAAACTTTTTAAATAGATATATATTCTTTGTTTATGCGTTTCATGGCGATGTTATGTTGCTGTGAGACGCTATTTAAAAAAATTATAAGGAGTAAAGAAAGCATGGAAAAGAGAAGACATGATATGAGCATCTGTCCACTAATAAAAAATTTTTGTAGACTTGACTGTCAGTTTCTTGATGACGAAAAAGAAGTGTGTATGATAAGAGAGTATCTAGAGTTACGAATAGCTTTACTAAAAAAAGAGATGAACTAGGCAGTTATCTTGAGTAAACCATTTAATTCTGTTCCCATATATAATGCAGCAAGTTATATATGGGAGCTTACTTTACTCAAATGTTCTCTGGAAAAGCAAAATGTTTTTAAGAGTTTTTAAAAATAATAAGCCTTATTTTTTTTTGAGAAAAATGTATGCTTAACCTCATGTTATTACAAAAAATAAGCGTAAATTGTATAAAAAATATACAATTTTTACTTGACTTTTTGGATATATTTATATATTTTTAACTGATATAAAATTATATATATTACTATAAGGAGTTTTCTATGTTCAAAAAGGTTATAAGGCTTTCTGATAGACAGAAAACATTTGTTAATGATATATCAAAGAAATTGGAAATTTCTGAAACCGAGTTCATAAGGCGAATCTTAGACAATTACATACGAAAATATGAATTCAAAGTTAAAAAAGAAAAAGTTAAAGATGTAAATGTATATCCAGAGGACTAATTATGGGCTTTACTATGTTTGATAATGATTTGATCGATAAAAAAGATTTAATTCACCTTTCAGGAAATGCTACGAAACTACTTTTCATAATATTTCGATATACGAATGGCTTTCAAAGAAGAGGAACAAAATTAACAAATTGTAAACTCATTTCTGAAACTGGATTGAATAATAAGACGATTACAAAATGTCTTTCTGAATTAAAAAGAAAAGGTATAATAGAAGTGAAAACAAGACAGGGACAGGGGCGTATAATAAACTTGTGTAAATATTACACAAGTGAGAAAAGAGGAAATCAAACTTGTGTAAATATTACACAAGTTGAAGATAAAGTCTCCAACAACAAAATAGACGTTGCAACTCCGAAAAAAGAAATTGAAAGCAAGGAAACAACTTGTGTAAAAAATACACAACCTGAAAAATCTTTATCAGAGAACAACAAAATGGAACAAGATTACTCTAAAGACAGTGTCAAAGATAAAAGCCAACTTGGGGAAAGTTTACACAAAACTTGTGTAAAAAATACACAAGTTGGGAATCAGCAACCAGACAGTGATAACAAACTCGATGTCTTCGAAAACGGGATTGACAAAGGATTAATAACTTGTGTAAAAAATACACAAGTTACACCGCAAAAAAGCTTTTCTGAAAAGCATTTCGAGAATCCTAAAGAAACTAGAAATAAAGAATATAAAGAAAGATCTAGAAAAAAAAATAAAGAAAAACCATCAACTTTTTCTAAAGAAAAAGTTGATGAATCTTCTAGTACTTCTAGTAGATCTAGATCTACTAGAGAATCTAGTACAACTAGACCTAAAGAATCTAGTTCTTCTAGCAAAGACTCTAGTACTAAGGAATCTAGTACAACTTGTACTTCTAACATAGACTCTACTCTAGGTACTAGTTCCCATAACATAGATTCTAGTACTAGTAGTATAGAAAAAGTAAGTCAAAGTAAAGATAATGTTAATACTAGTACAGAATATCTTTTTGAAGAAGCAAGTAAAGTACTTAAACCTTCTAGAAATGGAAAAGGTAAGAAAAGTTTAGAAAAAAAGCTTTCAGAAGACTTAAGGAAAATATATTTTGAAGAGTGGAAAGAAGTGCACGGTTTCTATTGCTCTCTTACAATATCTGAAATAGGACAATTCCGTTATATTGCTAGAATAGAAAAAGATAGAGATTTGTTTCGTAGGATTGTCAATTTTGCACTGAAGAAAGATTGGTATAAATACGAATTAATTCCTTCTATACTACTAAGGAAATATTCTAACTTAAAGGCAGAGTATATAGAAAAGAGAAAGACCGATCCTAGTCTGATGACAGATGAAGAATGGGAAGAGAAATGTCTTAGAGATTACTATCCACATAAGTATAATGATGAAGGAGTAAAAGAAAATGAGTAATAGAAGAGAGATTAAAGCTTTTAATAGTGATAGAATGCTATCCGAACTTGATTTTAAGCTTCTGAATAGTGAATTAAAGCTTGCAAAAGAGAAGGTCCCATACGTTCCAGATATAAGTGTAAATAGAGACCATATTTCTAGGGAATTTATGCTTTTCGAAAAGGACGATATTTTCTATGAAGGTTTTATTTCATCAGTTCATCATGTATTTTTATGTTTGACAAATGCTTTAAATAAATTTGAAGACTATAAAACTGTTGTTGCACAGGTTTTTGAGGTTATGTCTGGTTTATATAATGCAGTATTAAAGCATGTTTTAAAAACAAGAAATGATAAAAGTGGTTGTAATAAAGATGATTCTGAACATTACATAGATAAGGTTATTAGTAATGGTGAATTGATAACTGTATCAGAAATTATACCAAGCTTTAGAAAAAGTGTTAAGCATTTTAATATAAATATTTCTATGTATGAAAAAGATTTAGCAAAATTTTTTAATTTTGATAAGGGTGAAAACTTTTATGATGGCTTTGTTTCGTCCTTGACGGCTGTGCTTGATGCTTATAATCGTTTTAATTTTGCCTACGAGAAGAAAGAAGAAGTTTTAGAAAGTTTAATTTTATTTATTACAAGTATTTTTAACATTGTATCAAGCTTTGTTTTGAAAATGAGGATGAATTATTAAAGTGCTTCAATATAGGCTTCATACAAATAATAAACCATATAACATTTTGTTGAAGCATATTTTAGAAAAAAAAGAGAGGTAAAAATATGAATAATAAAGAGAAGGAATTATTTTGGGATAGATGTATTACTGAAAGTGAGTTGGAATTTTTACTTGAGGGCATCTCGGTTAGTACAAAAATCATAAAAAAGTTTTATGATGTGGATATTAGTGATGGCCCAAATAGTATCAGTTTTGTAGAAAAGCGGTTGAGCTTTGATGAAAGTGATAGTTTTTATGAGGGGGCAGTAGCGGTTTTATATACGATTATGATGGCTCACATGTACTATACTGAAAAAACAGATGATTTAGGAAGTATACTTTTACATATATCAAACTTAGAAACGAATTTGTTTAAATCTATCTCAGAATATGTTTTGAAGAACAGAAAGGAGGAAAAATATGAGTAATAAAGAAAAAGAATTAAAATTTTGGGATGTAATTATTCCTACAAAAGCTTTAAAAGATTTTAGTAGTGATCTTGATAGCGGTGACTTAAGCTTAGATGGATGTAGTATTTTAAAAAGCAAGTTCAGTTTTGATAAAGACAAAAGCTTTTATGAGGGAGCTATTACCATGCTATTCATCATGATCACCAGTAAACTATCTCTCAATGAGCGTTTTCATGATGACTTTGGAAGCACATTACTGAACGAATTAAATCTACAATCTAAATTGTTTAATATTATCTTAGAGCACGTTTTAAAAAACCGAGAGGGGGAAAAAGATGGATAAAAAGGAAGTAAGAGAAATACTTAAAAAGCACTATAAAACTATAGCCGCATGTCACATTTATTCACAACAATATTGGCATACAGATTCCTTTATAGTACTTAATGAGAGGGCTCTCTTTAAGCTATATAAAGTATTGGGAGAACTTGTTAATAGTTTAAAGAATGGCAAAACTCTTGATGAAAGCGAAATTAAGAATAAAGATGTGTTGTTTTTTCAGAGTGACGGTGAAGGTTATAGACTTAATATTATATGTACAAACAGTGTAGACATTTGGAATAATTTAGCAAACGCTTATGTTGAAGACATTGCCAAAGAGACAAGAGAACATGCCATATATCCACATGAGATTATCAAAGAAGAAAATCAAAAGGAGTAAGTTATGAATAGCAAAGAAAATCCATTTGACAAACCAATAAAAAAGGCTGTCAAAACAAAGTTTGAGATACCATTAGAACAAATTAAAGCTAATGAAAAGAAAGATATAATTCCAAGTAGTGTTAAAGAACGTATGGAAGCGATAAATAAATATGTAACTGAAGGTAATCTTAGAGATAGCGTTAAATTATGTCAGGTCTGCGGTTCAAAAATCTTTGCTAGTAAGATTGAGTGGATTTCGTCATTCTTTAAAATAAGTGCAGATGCTTTAAAAGATACAATCGGAAAGCCGAGAGAATTCGATAACGACGTTCTGATTTGGGATTATTGCAGACAGTGTGAGATAGATAGACGATACAAAGAGAAAAGCAAAGATTACAGGAAAAATATGTTAGCTAAGATGAAGTACAAGTTTGGCATTTATAAAGATGCTAATTTTGAAAGTCATAAGAATGGCTGTCAGAAAAGGCTTTTTAATATGGTTAAAAATTATGAAAAGCCACAATCCTTTTATCTATATGGCAGACCTGCCGTTGGCAAAACATACTCCATGTATGCGATACTTTCCTACTACATAGACCAAGACTTAATATTCTCTTTTAACAATTTCACATGTAATAAACTGATAAAAGAGTTTGTAAAATATGGATTAGAAAGGGATTATAAAGCATTTACACATTTGAAAATATGGGAAATTACTGTTCCACCGACAGAATCATATTACTATATTCTTATAGATGACTTTGATAAAGTGAAGTTCACAGAGTTTAACTTAAAAGAGATGTTGGCTGTGTTTGATGCGATTTATAAACGTGGAGAGCGGTTTCAGTTCATTATTACATCGAACAAATCAATCTATGATTTACAGAAAATGATTTATGACATAAACAATTCATGGAGTGATGTTCTTACTTCAATGTTTAGAAGGATAAGTGAGAAGTGTAATGATAGTAAAAACTTTATTGAACTTAAATAAATGGAGGTTTAAAGCTATGACAAAAAGATATTTTAATGGTAAACAAGTATTTACTGTTTTAGACATGGCAAAAGAGCTTGGTGTAACAGAAAAGAGAATTCAACAAGTTGCAAATAAGCTCTTGAAACGAAACTTGAAGGAAAACAAAGATACATATTTGCTTTCAGGCGATAATGTAAAAGTATTCAGGTCTCAAATCAAAGACCTATATAATAACGTAGAACAAGTCAATCGTCTAAGAGTATTTACCAAAAGAGGATACGAAATTGTAGTGGGATATATAAAGGATAGAGAAGAATCTAGAAAAGAGTATAAAGACGCAGAAAAGGGAAAAAGCTTTATGAAAACGAGCTTACCTAGATTTACAGAAAAAATTGAGTTAAAGAAAACCATCATGAGCTCAGAGCTATACAGGTTTTTGGGACTTGACGTTGGTAATTATGCTAAATGGAAGCGAAAAAACATAGAACAAAATTTGTATGCAAAGGAAGGAAGGGATTATAAACGCTATGTTATCGAGTATGATCGGCGTGGTTTTCCACGTAGGATAGAGTATGAGCTGACTCTTGACTTTGCTAAGAAGTTGATTATGCTTAGTAGAAGCTATAAAGGTGAAGTAGTTAGAACTAGGTACTTAAATATCGAAAAGTTGTTTTATCAGTATAGAAAGAGGTTGTCAAGATGATAGTTACAGAATTGGTTATTAGAAGTCCAGAAATAGGAGATAAATCTGGCTATTGTTGTGTATGTGGTAAAGAGACGAATAATGGTTTTGATTTGCCATTCTCAAACAGTTTTACAGGATACTCATACTTGAAAAATGGCGGTGTAACTTGTGAATATTGTTATCATTTCTTTAGGAATCAGAACTATCGTAAGAAATCGTGGTTTGCTACTGAGGAAAGTGTTGTATTTTTAAAGAGAGAAGAGGTTTTGGAGACCTTATTGAGAGAAAAACCTGTTCCATTCTTTTTATATGTTACAAAGAGCTACCAAAAACAAGGGTGGCTCGATTCCTTACAAAGAATTAACTTTGATAACGTTCATTTTTATGTTTCCACAGACTGGCTCGGGAGTTTTTTAGTTAATCAAAGTGACGTGAAGACTTATCACAACCTAATATGTAGGCTTCGTGAGAATAAAGTCTCAAAGTCAGAAATAATTAGAGGTGAATTAACAATGAAAAACTCAAGGCTAGCTATGGAAAAGGGTTGGTATTTCTTAATAGAAAGTGCCAAACCATTTATTAGAAATCCATTATGGGAGTTGTTAGCTTATGTCTCCAAATAGGAAAAAGGTTTTAGAAGATACGCTTGTCGATTTACTCGCTGTGGTATACAGTAAGATAAATTGGCATAGTATGAAAACGTCTAAGAATCCGCACGATATATTTAATCACCGTGTTAGATCGGCTTCTAGACGAGGGACTATCTATGCTTTTGCAAGTAAGTTATGTAATTACTTTGGTTTGCAGACCCTACCAGGTGAAAGTATAGGATTAGTCGAAGATTTAAGAAAGGATGAGGTCTATGTACTTACTAGGCTTTATTCTGAACACATTCCCTTTTGTGTAAGAGCTATCATAAAGGGAAAAGAGATTAAAAGTAGTAGGAAAAGTAAACCTACATTTGATATAGACATACAAGATATGTATGAACAAAAAAAGACAGAGGAGGTAAAAGAATGAAAATAATTCAAAAGTACGAAGGATGGCTTCTAGCGAAGTCTCCAATACATCACGGTGGTAATGAAAAGACTGGTTCAACACCAGTGTTAAGGACAATCTACCTTTACGTTGATGGAATGGGTGAAATACCATTTCCATACTTGCATGGCAATGCTATAAGGGGGAAGCTAAGACGTCTTATTATGAAAGACTTTCTAGAACTGCTTGGATTTGAGGTTGATAAACTTCCAGTAAAGCTATATCATACATTCTTCACAGGTGGTGTATTAGAGAGTACAGAGGATAATTACGCAACCATAGACCTGAAAATGCGTACTGAAATAAGAGATTTGATTATACCACTTGCCGTTTTTGGCTGTGCAATAGGAAATCAAATGATACCAGGAATTTTGAAAGTCGGACATGCTTTTCCAATCTGCAAAGAATATTATATATACCTACCTGAACAATATAAACAAGACGAAAGAGTAAATAAAAACGTGAAAGAATTTACTGACGAAAGCTTTCATACACGTAAGGACGACTTAAAAGCCGATAGAGAGAAGGATGAGCAGGCTCAACAGATGAAAGTTGACTATGAGTGCTTTGGTATAGGAACAAAGTTTTATCACTGGTTCTCACTCGAGTGGGCAACGGAATTAGAAAAGTCGTGTTTTGGAAGAGTGATTGAGCTATTCAGAAAGTCACCATTTGTTGGTGGAAAAAGTTCAACAGGTGATGGCGAAGTGTCTTTTGACTATAGACCACAGATTAGCGATAGTAAGGCGTATATTAGCTTTGTAGAAAGTAACAAAGATTTATTAATTGAATTAATTGCAAAGTTAGGAAAGGGAAAATGATAATTGATGAAATAAAATATTTTGCAAAAAAGTATGTAGAAGCGATTAATCGGAATGCAAAACCTATGAAATATACTCCTATGGAGATAATTTTTTATATGTCCTCACCAATAGCATTGAATCATGCTTGGTTAAACTTCGATGGACTAATTGGACATTTGCTTCTATTGAAGTATTTAGGGAAAGATTATTATTTGCTTCCACGTAAGTTTAATTTATTTCGAGTGATAAATAAAAATGATTTACCAGAAAGTCCAATAAAGCTTTCTCATGGTGATTTATACCATAGTTCGATTTCTTTTTTCGATACTGATAGCTTAAAAATGGAAGTGTTGTACAAGAAGTTTGAGGATAGATGGATAAAAGGACATAGAAAAATAAGTAAAGGTAGTGGTCACTTTAGGGATTATATGATGAGACATATATATATACCGACTAGGACAGTAAGCTTTTATGTTAATGCGGATAGAAAGGCGATGGAGTATTTGTGTTCTTTGATTGTGGGTTTGGGAGATAATTGTCGTGTTGGTTATGGTGCTGTAAGTGGTTTTGAGATTAAGAGTACAGATAAAGATTATAGTTTAATCAAAGATGGCAAGGCGATGAGACCTATTCCGAGACGATATTTAAAGAAATGTAAAAGAGTTGTGAATGTAGCTTGGAAGCCACCGTACTGGTCTCCTGAAAATGTGGATATTTGTTGCATTCCAAAAGAGGAGATAGAAATTGAATTATAAAATAATTGTTAAATGTGTTAAGAAAAGAGAACCGTACATAGAATATTTGCGGAATCATTTACCAGAAGACACAATATACTGTTATGATAAAACAAAGAATGCTATGGACACGTTTTTAGAAGCGTTGAAGCTTGCAAAGTCATATCCATGCTTGCATTTGGAAGACGATGTTATATTGTGTGATAATTTTTTGGATAAAGTTAGTGTAGAAATAGATAAAAGACCAAATGAAGTTATACAATTCTTTTCAAGAAGGAAAGATGATATATTGATAGGCAGTAGATATTGTTCAGGCGGTTCTTTTATGTGTAGCGTGTGTTTTTATTTGCCTATGGGATTGTCAAAAGAACTGTTAGAATATTATGAAAGCTGGAAAGTATATGATAGTGGTAAGAATCCGACGGGGACAGATTTATTTGTTGCTTGGGTTTTGCGTAAGAAGAAAATGAGATATTGGATTGTTGTACCTAATTTGGTAGATCATAGGGTAGGAAGGTCTTCAATCAATCCTAGACGTTCTTCTAAAAGACAGTCAAGGACTTTTGGCGTTACTGACTTAGAAAAATTAAAGAGAGATTTTCTAAAAGAAAGGAGTGTAAAGATATGGAAGAGAAAAAGAATAAGAAAAAAAAGAAAAAGATGAGTGCTTGGTATCAGTTCCCAATCAAGGAGGGAGAGATATGGCACTATTATGATAGCAACTTAAAGGGAGATTCAATGATAAGTGTATGTGATATAAGACATGATTATCCGACTTACTGTAAAAAAGCGGAGATGGTTTATTGTGATCCCCCCTGGAATAAAGCTTTGACAAACTATTTTATTAATAAGGCATGTAAAGAAAATAAGATAAAAGATTATGCAGATTTTTATATGTCTTTGTTTGAAAGAATTAATGAAACGAATGCTCAAGTTTGTTATTTGGAAATAGGAAAACAATATGTAGATGTCTTTGAATTTGAAATGGGGAAGCTTTTTCCAATAGTAGATGTTTGGGAAATTACTTACTATAAAGAAAGAAAAGCTTATCTGCTCAGAGGTGCCTATGACCTTTGTAAAAAGGATTTTAGTGGTTTGGATGACAGTATGACGCCGTATCATGCTATAGGATATGAAATATTATCACCTATAGTAGACATGTGTATGGGAAGAGGGTTAACTGCTTTAGCTTGTTATAATCAATGTAAGTGTTTTTATGGTGTAGATATAAATAAAAATAGCTTAGCACATGCTATTAGTAAGCTTAATAAGGAAGGTGCAAAATTTAAAGTGAGTTAATGGTTATGGAAGAAAGAATAAGAGAAACTTTTGCTTTACATAGTACAACAGAAGAGTATAGAGAGAGAATAGATAATGCTAAAGATATTGTGAAAAAGAGCTTAAAGAAATATAACAAGTCTTACGTCGCTTTCTCTGGAGGAAAGGACTCAACCGTTATGTTACACATGATTATAGAACAGCAAAAAGACATAATGGTTTTACATTGGGATTACGGAAAGTATTATATGCCGAGAGTGTATTTCAATGAAATAATGGAAAATGCAAAAAAGATAGGCGTAGAAAACTTACGTGTAGAGACTTCCGAGTTGTACGATAAATTAAAACGAAAAGCTACAAACGTGATAGGAATGGATTTAATCAAGGGATTAATTCCTAGATTGATAAAAGAAGGATATGATTGTTGTTTTGTCGGTTTGAGAAAAGAAGAAAGCATAAAAAGACGGTTGAGAATAACTTCAGGTCGTTCTTTAACGGAAATGAAAGAAGTTTTTCCTATCCGAGATTTGACGTGGCTTGATGTGTGGGGCTACATAGTAGAAAACGGCATTCCTTATATTAGTTACTACGACAAGTATTCACCTGTCGTGGGATGGGATAAAGTACGTTTCACAACGCTTTTTGACCCAGAGTTTTTAGCTTATGGTTGTCCAGAAATAGACAATGTGTTAAGTTGGAAACTTAGATATTTTTAAATTATTATTATTCAAGGAGTAAAGTATGATAGATAAAGATGCTTTTTTTAAGATGGTTGATGAGGAAGCGGTAAGAAGTGGTACGTTGCCTGAAAATAAGTATGACAAAGAGGCTATGATAGAGGCAGCGGTTGAACTTTATGGTATAGATAAAAATAGGGCAGAGGAAATATACCAAGATGTTATGGAAGGCAATTATAATATTAGCTATATGCCTAGTGTTCAAGGTGGAAACATTGTTCAGCTTTTTGAGTATATTAAAAGGCACGCCTATAAGTTTAATTGGACTATGGACGATTATGGCTTTTTGACTTTTGGTCCATGCTTTATATACAAAGCTGAAAGGGACTTTATAAAAGTAGATATGGAGGTAGGATTTCGTGTGGAAGTGACTATTGAAGTTTTTTACGATGATGGCAGTGGTAGGAAAAAGAGTGATATATATTACTTGTCTGAACATGTTTCTAGAAAGTCATTAAATGAATTTCACAATATTGTAAAAAACCATTACAAAGCTCAAAGAGAAAATCGTTTGGGTAAAATTATGGTAAATTTGTAAATGGAGGTGGAGATTTGGTTAAAAATATTATTTCTGTAGCGTCTTTAAGAGAAAGACATAATTTAAGTGTTGGCAAACTATCTTCCATCATGGGTTTTAGTAAAGGATATATATCAAGAATAGAATCTGGAAAAGAAAATCCATCAAATAAATTTCTTTTTGTTTTGGGTAAAGTACTAGATGAGTCGTATGATATCAGATGCTCTTTACATAGAGAGTATGGCAAGTTGGAACCTAAAATTAAAAAATTGGCTTTGGAATTGCAATCTAAAGCTTTATTAGAATTATTATCTTTGTTGAAAGGAATTTTAAAGGATGTTCGAGATGTTAAAAGAGATTAGAACTATATATGAAGAGTACGTATCATTTATAAATGGTGGTTGGAACAAAGAAGAGACGTACAGGTTGATGGAAAAAGTAAGGCAGTTGGGCAGTAGGTTAAAAGAAGGTGAGGCAAAAGATAGATTGAGAAGGGTTTGGGAGAAGTTAAATCGGCATTATTTGAGACTGACAGATGAAATGACAGAAAAGCTTGTAAATTATTTTGATGGGAGGATATTATGAAAACTATATGTAAGATAGAGTATACAGGTTTAATACCGTCTGTAAATCAGTCCTATGGTATAAGTAGAAATGGTAGAATATATTTAAAGCGTCCAGTAAAGGATTTTAAGAGGGCTTTGGGATATTTATGCCTTTCACAAAAACCCAAGATGTCAAGTAAGCGCATAAGAATCAATATAGAAGTGTCTTTTATGGTTAAGCTTAGAGATATAGATAATGTTATAAAGGCTTCTATAGATGGTTTGAAGGGAATTGTCTTTGTAGACGATAGTCAGGTCGATTATATAAGTGTAAAGCGTTTGCCAGACAAGGAAAACTATTTAATGATAACTGTAAAGGAGGTATAAATGATTATAAGGTGTCCAAAATGTGAAAGGAAGATTCCATCTGAAAAGCTTATTTTTTGTGAGAAGGTTAATTCATATCTTTGTCCATCTTGTTTTGAAGAAACGAATATAAGGTGTCCAAATTGTGGAAAACAAGAACGACAGGAAAAGTACGAGTTCGATAATAAAGATAACTTATATATTTGCCTGTTCTGTTTTCAAAAGTATGAAGTTGTAAATGGTAATGTTAAATACAATAAGCAGTTAGATATGTTTAATTGATTTAATTTAATACAACAAAAGATAATGGGGCTTTAAAATGAATGAAAATGCCTTTGAAAAAGAAAGAAAGTTAACAAAAAAAGAGATAATTATGTACAGAAAGATGTTAAGAGATGCGGATTACTTAAAAAAAGCCACTAGATTGTTGGCATGGGAAATAGCAAATAATAGACATCCGTCTTACGACCTTAGTGATATCATTCAAAGTGATACTAAAAATGGTAAGAGGTATAAAAATTGGACTGAGCTTGAGATATGTGTTTTAAATAAAACTGTAGATAGGCGCAATCTTAGGGAAACGCTGTTGAAGGTAGCCGATATTACAGGTAGAAGCTATAGTGAAGTTTATTATAAATATCGGAATTTGAGTTCTAAGCGTCAACTTGAATTGGAAGGATATGAGAATGGAAAAGGACACTATCATAAGTGGACTAGAGAAGACGATTGTTGTATATTGAAATACTACAGAAAGATTGACGATGACTATATAGCAAAAAAGCTTAACAGAACCATAGATGCAATAAAAAATAGATACTATATTTTGAAGAGAAGGGAGGAAAAAAATGAAAAATAATTTGATTGTCTGTTCTAAATGTAAAGGAATAGGCGTTGTGGACTATCCTTTTCTTTGTGATAAATGCAAAGGGAAGGGTTATATTGATATAGACGAAATTAGAAAAAAGCTTGACAGTCTTGAATACCAGATAAAGGCACGGTCAGAAATAGCTGATGGTATAATGAAGGCTTGGAAGGTAGTTCAGGATTATCAAAGCAGATTTATGTTTAACAAAAATTAGTTGTTGTATTAAGGTTTTTTTATATGGGAAGAATTATAGTAGCTTTAAGTGGTGGAAAAGCTAGTGCATGGTGTGCTAATTGGGCAATGAGAAACTTTGATAAGGACGATATTGTGTTATATTTTAATGACACCAAGTGGGAACATCCAGACCTATACCGTTTTTTAGATGATCTGAGTAGGTTTTTAAAAAAGGAAGTAACAAAGGATACAGATGGAAGAAGTCCTGAACAGCTTTTTTTTGATCAAAAGGCTCTTGCTTGCGATCGTATGCCATTTTGCTCTCGTATACTTAAAGCAGAAAGACTTCAAAAGTTTTATAAGAATGGTGATACAATAATTTTTGGCATTAGTAAAGATGAAGAGCATAGAGCACAAAGAATTGTATCTGTATATCAAGTAATAGCAGCTAAAAAGAAAAAAATGTGTCGAATAAGATTCCCTCTTATAGAGCATGGTATTAATTCTATGGAAATAGATGATTTTATAAAGCATTCTGGGATTGAAGAGCCAATATTATATAAGTTAGGATTTAGCCATAACAATTGTTCAGGTGGTTGTGTTAGGCAAGGTAAAAGACAATGGAAAAGACTATATGATAAGCTACCTGATGTATATGCAGATAGAGAAAGAGTAGAAAGGCGATTTAGGAAAAAGTTTTCTAAGGATGTACACTTTCTTAAAGATATAACTTTAGAAGATTTTAGGATTAAGATTGAAAAAGGAGAGTTGAGCGGCTTTTACTATAAGGATGAGTATCCATTGTTTGAGTGTGTAGGTATATGTAATACTATGTCATAAATAAATTTGTAAATTAAAACTTGGAGTTAAGCTTATGATAAGGTGTTTAGAAATTGAATACATTTTATTTTGGCTTTTGATAACGTTTTTGCTGTATTTGTTTCAAAAGTCGCTGTTAAAAAGGAAAAGTTGAGAATATTTCGAAAAACGGCACAAAATGAAGGCTTTTTTGAAAAAACGATTATATATACCTAAATGAAAATAAAATTAAATCTTGTGTACAATTTCGCATTTCTCAGCGAAATTAGAATAATGGCATACCTAGATTTTTTGGAGGTGATTTTGAAAAGAAGAAAAATTTTAGATTGGTCAGATGTAAGGCGCTATAGAAAGCTATTAAAGGACAAAATATATGTTGAAGAGGCCTGTAAGAGGTTAGCTTGGGAGATAGCAAATGGAAAACATAAGAAGTACTTGATAAAAGCAAAGCATAGTATTATTAAAACGATTGCTGAGAAAAGGAAAAGGAAAAAGAATAAAAAGTGGGGTGAAAGTGAGATTAGTTATATGCTAGAACACATTCCTAAAGATGGAATTGTGGGTGTGTCTTTAATGCTTGGTAGAACGGTTAGATCGGTACGTTGTAAATATTATTCTGTGCTTCGAGAAGGTAAAATGAGAAAAGTATTGACTAAAAATCAGCTAAGAGTTTATGATTATATAGTTGGATATTTGAAAAGATACGGTGAGGCTCCACTTTTGATGGAGATAAAAGAGAATTTCGGCTTCAAGAGGGATAGTCAGGCACACTTTATACTTAAAGCATTAGAAAGGAAAGGTTTTATAAAACGCCTTAAACGTGTAAGAAGAGGTATAATAGTAAATTATGAGAAATCTTTAGAATATTCGTATAACGAGGTGAAAAAAAATACAAAGGTGTAAAAAAGTCCCAAAAAAATGTAAAGTCTTTATTTTGTGTTCATTTTGGAGTTTATTACGTGATTTTTTTTGATTTATGTGAGAAAAAAAAGGTGAAAAAGATGAAAAAAAAGTATGAAAAAACAGAAAAAAAAGTTGATGATAGACAGACTCAAAGGGAGGTTAACGCACATTGTAAGACTTGTAGAAAGGACTGTAAACAAGATAGCAGTGTAGTGATACTGAATTGTCCTTACTACGTGGCAAAATAAAAATGGAACATTTGGGTTTTTGAGTGTTTTAGGTATAGGTATTGGAAGAATTATTTATATTTAAGCCCTTCTTGATGTCGAAAGAAGGGTTTACTTGATGTTTGGATATTCTCAACAGTCTACTTGCCTCTTTAGGAAAGATTAAAGGGGCAAGCTGTTTTTCGGAATTGTATATAATTATTTATTAACATATTTTGACACTTTACCTTGCCTCTTTGACGCTACAAAGGGGCAGTATTTTCGTTTTTTTAAAAGAATAGGGAATATTATGGGAAAACTGTGTACTCTTATACGCAGTTTTTCCCATTTAGTTATTATTATTCTTTATCTATTTGATCCTTCGTTTTAGAAGGGACTATTTCTTAATAGCTTTTTGACAAAGAGTTTTTAAATGTTAAGTGGTCAGAAAATCCTCCTAAATGCCCATCTTCAAAGTTTAAGCTTGAGTTTAGTGTATGGAGTAACAGATTTTTCCATAAGGCAACCCGGAAAGGCTTTCTATAGGTACATAGGAAGTCTTTTTTTTTGTTTAATATCTCATAAAATGAGTGTAGGATGAGGATAAAGAACGGCAAACCTGTAAGAATGCGTTATGAGTATAAGATGTGGAAGGACAAGTGTTGGGTAAACCCACATTGGTTCATAGAAGTAGATAAGTTTAATATAATACTTAGTGCTATCAAAGTGGTGAGGAAGTTAACAGACAATCCGAAGGAAAGCGATGAGAGGTGCTTAGAGTTGATTTGTGCAGATTTTATGTCCCAATTTAGCTCGGTAGAAGAAAATATTTCAGAAAAAACTTGACTTTTTTGTTGAAATATGTTATATTTATATAGATAAACGAGATGTTTAAAAGAGTAGAAATATGAAAATAAAGGTTAATGAACAGAAAATAAGCATTGATAAAGTAAAGCCGAATGATTGGAATTATAACATACAAAATAGCTTTATGTTTGAGAAGGAAAAACAAAGCATAAGTGAAGATGGATTTGTTGTACCAATAGTTGTAAGAGAGAAAGACGGTTTCTATGAGATAATAGACGGAGAGCATAGATGGAAGGCTTGTATAGAACTTGGTATGAAGGAAATAAGTATAAACAATCTTGGGACTCTAAGTGACAAAGAGGCAAAACGCTTAAGCATAAGACTTAATGAGACAAAGGGTTATGCTGACAATGATGTGTTAAAGGACTTGTTAGTTGAACTTGAGAAAGAATATGAAGTTGATATACGTGAAGAGTTACCTTTTTCAGACAACGAATTAGACGAAATAATAAATACAAAAGAGGACAATTTTGCATTTGATAGCAAAGAAAACACCATAATATGTCCAAAATGTGGACATAAGTTTAGTAATTAGGACTTAATTTAATGAAAAAAAAGCGTAAGAAAGAAACCTATGAGATTAAAGTTTTTATAGGTGGTATGACACAAATGGCGTTTAGAAGTATAATTCGTAAAAGCAAAATCAAAAGCAAGTTCAGTAAAAAGAAATATCGAAACATTGATCAGGAAATGTATATAAAGGCATTAGTAGACGTTGATAGGATAGAAATAGACGCTGATTTTGATTTTATATGGGTAGGGTTTAACTGATGGCAATAAGACAACTAAGATTCATACACGGTAAAGAACTAAAACGAGCATTTATGCCTGTGGTAAAGCAGATTAACTATGAGTTTTATGTACATCTGCGTGAGGAAGTGCCAAAGGATACAAAGTCTTTGATGAGAAGTATTAATCCAGCGAATGTGGTTGAAAAAGGCGATGTTATACGTTCTACAATAGTAATTAAGTCGCCATACGCAGCAAAACAAGCTTTAGAAGTGTTAAGGCATTTACCCGAATACAGTCATGACGTTAAAGGTAGTATTTCACGGCATAGGATATTGAAGGAACTTAAGCTGACACTTAGAGATAAGCTTTCAAGATTAAGAAAAAGGTACGAAAAAGAGACTGGAAAGAAAAAAGAAAAGACAAAGCAATACATAGAAAGACTTATGCGTACAAGTAAGCACCAATATGAGTATGAAGTAGCTTACAGAAAGCTAAAAGAAAGAGGCGATCTTGTTAAAATCAAGACAGACTTCGTAAGAAAAGCATTTGAGAAAACAAAGGTTGATGAAAAGATGTCTGAAATGATAGAAAAAATGGAATTGTTACAAGAAAAGCTTGTCAAAGAATAAAAGCAATAATCTATTGTTAAATTAAGGTATGAGGAATGTTTAGTTTTTTAAGAAAGCATGCAAGTGTTATCAAAAGAGTTATAGCTGTATGTATAGGAATTTCAGGAACAGTTCCTCAAGGAATAGCAGGTGCTTTAGGATATAACGTTTTCGAAGCTTTTTTTTGGGGTTTGATCGTAAGCTTGATGTTTTTTTTGTTGTTGGTTATAGTCATGGGATTAGAGGAGCTTTGACCAATGAAAACGCCAGATGAAGCAGTGGAAAGATATGACTACTTTATGAATAAGCTTACAAAAACCATGTTTGACAAGATAGAAAAGGGAAAAAAGAACGAAATAATTCAAAAAGCACGGCTGTATTTAAATGACTTAATAAAACAAATTAATTTATGGTCTAGAAAAGACAAAGAAGTGGAAAAGGAATATATGAAGAAGTACAATAATATAGCTGAAAAACTTAATCCAAGCATAGAAATTCGTAGAATCAGTAATGATGACAAAGAAGCGATTATGGGACTTAAGGAAGACATGACTGACAGTATATTAGAAGCTTCAAAGCTTTCAGAACAGTCTTTAGAGCAGAAAGTAGAGTACTTTGATAAATATATAAAGGCGACGAATCTTGGAACTGCCTTTTCACCAAGAGTTGTACTTTTTCAAGTTGGCAAGTTTTGGACTGAAAGCGAGAAAAACGCAATAAGAAAGACGTATCTTAAAACTACAAGAGAAATAAAAAAAGAAATAAAAAAGATGAGAGAAGGTAAGCAGACATATAATCAAGCATCAAAAGAAGTTACAAAGACGTTAGAAGAAGTATATCCAACTGGAAAAGTCCCTATACCTAGACGAGTTGTCGACAAGAAGACTGGAAAAGAAAAATTGGTAACAACGCATATGGATTTAACGCACTATACAGACGCTTGGGTAAAGGACATGTCAACATTAAACGATAGTAAAGCCGTAGTATCGGCAACGCTTGATTCTGGCTTTGACCTTATACAAGTCGGTGGTGGTATAACAGACAATCCACTATGTGACCCATTTAGCAAGCCACCTGCAATATACAGTATAACAGGGAAATCAAAGAAATATAAACGTTTAACTAAATATCCACCGTATCATCCGAATTGTAGTAAGTATCTAAAGCCACTTCCAAAAAGCAAACAAGAAGAAATAAAAAAAGAGGAAAAGCCAAAGAAAAAGGTAGAAGAGGAAAAAGTGGAAAAAGAAAAGAAAATTATAACGCCTAAAGAGGCTTTAGAAATAGAAACAATGTTAAAAAACTATAAGAAATTAAAAGAAGACTTTGCAAAGAAAAGTAAAAGTGCTTTTAGTACTGCAATTGGGCAAACAGAAAAAAGAGAAATGGAGGCATTGAAGTTTGAGCTTGAAAAATACAAGAAAAATAAAGGGAAAATCCCACCAGAAAAAGAGCAAATGGCATCTTTGGTTGGTGGAGACCCATTTGAGAGCGAATATTATAAGATTAGTGATTTGGCAAGCACCTACAAGATGAGCAGAGAAGACATAATAAAAGCTTTTGTTGGCGATATAAAAGAATTTTTAAAAGAGTAAGTATAGAAAGAGCTATTCATAAAATATATGCATTTTTGGAGTAAAGCTATGGTAAAAATTGAGGATTTTAATATTTTTAGTATAAAGTACTTAAAGAATGGCGAAAATTTTTATATGTATGATGAATCTGGAAATCGTATACCAGAGCACGTGGAAGTTAAATTTAAAGATGAAAAAGATTTACATTATGAAGTTTCTTTAGCTATTGAAGGCTATTATGAAATTAAAAAAGGTTTAAGTCTTGTAAAATATTATGTTTATAAACTTGACGGTAAGAAAAAGATAAGAATTAAGCTGTTTTATGAGGGTGACTTGTTTGTAAAGTTGACTAAAAGAGATAAAAAGATTTTAAGATTACTTGTAAAGATTATTATAAAAGAGCTTGGTTTGAAATGCATTAAGTTTTTTGCAAGTCTGAGAAAAGTTCATAAAATATAAATATATGTTTTACTGTTTTGAGGTGTTAATATAAGAGTATGAGCAAACAAAAATACATAATAGAAAATGAGTTCGACGAATATGAGTTTTACTTTTGTGGGAGACTAAAAAGTGCAGATCACATTCACCATATCGCAGGGCGTGGAAAAGGAAAGGACGAAAAGTGGAACTGGATAGCTTTAACACATAACAACCATCTGTATGGAGTGCACCAAAGGTATAAAGATGACACAAAACTGTACAAAATGACAAAGAATGAGAAAATACAAAGGTTCCTAGCTATAAAGATACACAAGAAAGAAATTACAAAAGATAAAATATTAAAACTGGGCTATGACATAGAGGAAATAAATAAATACAAAAGAGAAATAAAAGATAACAAAGTAAGAGAAGAGTATATGGCTTTATTATAAATTTATCAAGGAGTTATAAAAATGGCTTTAACAAAAGTAGCTTCTACATTAGCAATAGACCCAGACAAGGTAATGTATTGTTATTATGACAGTGATAATGATAAAACAATTGCAGTTTCGATTATTGATAATACAATCTCAACGGTAGAAATAGAAGACGATCATGCTAAAGACATAGGCTCACTCAATGCTGACTTAGTATCTATGAAAGACGATAAGTACTATTCAAACAAGACTATGATATTGTACGCTAGATACGAAAGCAATTATGATTTTACATATATCTATCACGGAAAAGGTTCTGCGACAAGTGTATTAAAGGTTCCAGGTGATCAGCTAGAGGAACTAACAAAATAGGATAAAACAAATGAGAACAAATATACCAGTAGAACTAAAAAGAAAAATGCAAGATACATTTATGTCTGATTATACAATGACATATAAACAGATATCGGAAAAGTTTAACATTAAGCTGGAAACAATCGTAAAAAGAATTTCAAAAAGAAACTGGTATACGGGTGAGAGCGTAACGTGGAAAAAGCTTAGAAAGTTTTACAGAGAAAAAGGGAAAAAGTACGACAGACAAAAAGAGGTACAAAAAGGAGTACAAGTACAAAAAAGGGAACAAAAAAAGGTACAACAAGAAAAAGACAAAAAGGAACAGCAAAAAACACTAGCACCAAATAAGCAAATGCAGAATTACAACGCTATTCAAGGAATTGATCAAAAAGCATTGATAAAAGAGGTTATAGATATACATGTTAAGTATCATAATATGTATGTATCGGCTTGTAGAAATGAGTTAAAAAGAGTTTTACGAGAAGTAAAAAGGAAAGCAAAAGCAGATGGTTTTGAACTTTCTAAGCGTTTAGCTTTGCGTGATAGAGTTTATATAAAAGCATATGAAAGCAAGCTCATGAAAGCAATTAAGACGTCAAAAGAAGTACAACAAATGGAAAAAGCTTTATATATAGACGATAAAGTGGAAACAATAAACAATGTGATGGTTAACTTTACTAGGATTGATAATCTGAACATAGAACAAATAGATAAAGAAATAGATAGAATCAAAGATGACATTAAGCTTTTAGAAAGCATAACTGCTTAAACGAAGGATTGAAAAGGAATGACAAAAGTGAAATCGTGTAAATTAATTTTATGTATGAAAAATTGTGAAAACAAGTTTGGTTTCTACAAAGGGTTTGGTTTAGATGAGTAATGGGGTTTGTAAAAAAGAGCTAAAAATAATTAGACGATTTTGTTTTTGTAGAATCACTATCAAAGAGTAAAAAGGAATATTAGTATATGTCATTACTGCGGTTGAAACAACAACAACTACTTTTGTTGTACGAAAAGCATAGGAAACTAGTACAGCAAAAAAACGAAAAGATTAAAAAGAAGTATGAGAACAACTTCAAGGGGTTTTTGTTGGAGTTTTTGCCGTCCTACTTTAACTATAGCTTTTGTCCATTTCATGATGACGTTATCCATACTATCGAAAACTTAAATGTCAAAACTGAAATAGAAACTTTCATAGCTCCGAGAAATCATGGTAAGTCTGTTTTATTATCTTTAGGTGCGGTTTTATGGCTCACATGTTATATGAAACGTAAGTTCATAGTGATAATATCGTCTAGTGGTGCTAGCTCTCAATCAATCTTACGTAATATTGTAGAAGAAATAGAATATAACGATAAGCTGATAGAGGTTTTCGGATTAAAGCCGGCAATGGATAAAGGCAATAGGCTTGTAAAGTGGTCGGATAGTGATATTATCCTTAGCAATGGAGTAAGGATTGTAGCACGTGGGTTTGGTCAATCACTGCGTGGAATAAGGCAAAGAGAGAAGCGACCTGATTTTATACTGATTGACGACTTAGAAAAAGATGAAGAAGTTGAAAGTGAAGCTTACAGAAAAAGACAGATGAATTGGTTCAATCGTGCTATTAGGTTTTTAGGGGACTTAAAGTATACGAATATTATCCTTGTAGGTACGATATTACACTGGGATAGTTTGCTTCATAACATTTGTAGAAAGAAAAACCCATTATATCGAATACATTTTTACAAAGCTATAAAGGAAGATGGGACTCCTCTGTGGAAAGAACGCTATACCATTGAAGAGTTAGAGAAAATACGTGAAGATAATCTTCGTGGTTTCCAATGTGAGTGGATGAATGAGCCATACAGTGAGGACGAAAGGGTTTTCAACAGCGAAAGGTTTCATTTATTTGACATGGAAGCTATAGATATAGATAGATTATACAAATGGGCATACTTAGACCCAGCACTAGAAGAGAAAAAACATAGTGATTACTCTTGTCTTATTACGTATGGCAAAGATGACGACGGTACTTTCTATGTGTTAGACTGCAATCTGGTAAAGCTTAGACCAGAGAAGTTAACTGACTTTGTAGTGTCAAAGGGGATAGAGTGGCAGTGGCACGAGTTAGGTATAGAGTCAAACGGGTTTCAGAAATACGTTGTAAGTGAGATAGAAAGAAAGTTTGAAGAAAACCGTTTCTATATGTCGATTAAAAAGATAAAGAACTATGAAAACAAGATAGCAAGGATAAAGACGATAGAACCATTCATAGTTAATGGTCGTATAAAGTTCCGTAGGGATATGTTTAAAGCTTATAAGAAGCTGATAGAACAATTGGACTATTTTCCTGATAGTAAGTTAGACGGTCCTGATAGCTTACACGGTGGCTTTACAATGCAAAGTAAAGGTAAAGTAAGTTTTCAAGATGTAAAGGTATTTTAAAATGTTACAGATAAAAGAATTAAGAGTATATGGTTGGATAAGAGCTGTTAAGTCGGCTCGTAGAAGTTGGAGTGTTGGTGGAAGTGGTAGTATAATTAAGATGGATAGTTTTGAATATGGTGATGGTACAGTAGAAATGGGAAACAGGGACAAGAAGTTGTTAAAACGTTTATTGGATAAAGATTCAGACGAAAGAAGCAAGTTCTTAAGGTTTATCATAGCCCAGTTTGAGATGAAAGCTCCTCGATACTTTTGGCAACAGTTCGATACATATAGAATAGGCGTGGAAAAGGGCAGTGAAAGTACAATGCATACGATAATGAAAAGAAATTTATCACAAGAAGACTTTGTAGAAGGTATGAATGAAGAGATAATCGGCTTTTTAAACTTTTACATAAATGAAAATCAATTTGACTATGTCAAGAAACATTTACCTGAAGGATTCCTACAGATTAGAGATGTGAGCGTTAGTTATCAAACGCTGCGAAGGATGTATAAACAAAGACGTCATCACAAACTCAAAGAATGGCAAAAGTTTTGTGATGAGTTGGAAGCTTTTCCAGAAGCGTGGTTACTGGTATAGTACATTGTTTTATAATTCTTTTGTATGGCGAAACGATAGGAAGATGGGAAGTGCCTAGTCTTGTGTTGGGGGCTAGGCACTATTTTTTGGGATTACAATTAAAGAAGAGATGGGATTGAAAGGAAGAAAGTATGTATGATATAGAACGATTAAAACGATCACACAAGGAATTATGTGAAAAAATTTTCTTAAACCGTTATGCTGTGTTGGACAGAGAGTTTACTTGGGACGACACATGTAAACGATTGGAAGCAGGAATCGGATATGACATAGAGCCGATTTATGCTAAGAGATTTCTACCAGCAGGTCGTATAATAGCAAACTTAGGTGTAAAAAGGCTTTTGGGTGAAGATACGGACGAGGTTTTGTTTAACTGTTACGTGTTAGAAGTAAGCGATAATATTGAAGACATTGCCGACAAGTTATCTTTGGCAATAAAGATATTCCAAAAAGGCGGTGGTATTGGATTTAAGTTTAACCTAAGACCTAAAGGATTTGAGTTAAAACGAAGTAGAGGAAAGTCAAGTGGTTTATTGTCTTTTATAGAACTGTATGGAAAAGCAATAGGTACGATTATACAAGGTGGTGGTAGAAGAGGAGCGGGATTAGCTTTAGTCCCAATATGGCACCCAGATATAAGGGATTTTATAAGTGCCAAAAAAGACTTACAGTCGCTTAAAATGGGTTGGAGTAACTTTAATATCAGCGTAGGAATAACAAAAGAGTTTATTGATGCAGTAAAACAAGGGACTAAGTTTGACTTGACGTGGAATGGTGCTGTGATTGATAGAGTAGAGGCAAGGGAGTTATTGAGAGATATTGCTTATGCAAACTGGGAGTGTGGAGACCCTGGCATATTTAATTTATATAACGCTCAGAAAGAAGATAAAGATGTTATCGCCCCGAATCCTTGCGGTGAAACGTGCTTACCAGCATGGGGAATTTGTAATCTCGGTTCAATCGTACTTCCGAAGTATGTAAGCAAAAACAAGGTGATTAGTTGGCGTAATATGGAAAGGGATATTCGTTTTGCCATAAGGTTTTTGGACAATGTGATAGATAAGTCTGAATATATAGTAGAACCAATGGAAGCAGTAGCAAAAAGAGATCGGCGTATAGGACTAGGTGTAACAGGGTTTGGGACATTTTTAAACTTGTTAGGTAAGGATTATGGTAGTGATGACAGCTATTTTTTAGCTAGGGAATTGTTTGAGTTTATCTATAGGATTGCAGATGACGAGTCATGGAAACTTGCAAAAGAAAAAGGAAAAGATAAAAGGAATAATCTTAAATTGTTATCGGTCGCTCCGACAGGAACTTTGACTTTTATAGCAAGCTGGGATTTCGATGGTATGCTATCTACTAGCATAGAACCACAGTTTGATTGGTATTATAATAAGTATATTACTATAGATGGGGAGATGAGACAGAGATTAATTACATCACTTGAGTTTATCAAACACCTAAAGGGCATAAACGGAGATAAGAGATATTTAAAGAAGGATTTATTCGATGTAGCAAAGGAAATACAGCGTCCAAAGGCAAGTGATCTTACTTGGAGACGACACATATATATGCAAGAGGCAATACAAGGCTTTGTAGATATGAGTGTGAGTAAAACGGTAAACGTTCCAAATGGTTTCACAAAGGATGAAACGTATGAATTATTTGAGTATGCTGTTACAAGTAAGCATATAAAGGGGATGACCTATTGGCGTGATGGTTGTAGAACAGGTAATTTGTGTAAGATACAATCGAAAGAGGAGTGTGCTACTTGTGGATAAAGATAGTGAGGGTAGGAAAAGCCCCTACGTTAGGATTAAGCATAGAGGTAAAAGATAGGAATAGTTAAAAAACAAAAAGAAATAAACTATTAAAAAAAAATACAAAGATGTGTGAATGTGGTGAAACGGATTATCCAAATGCTTTTATGTGATCTGAGAATTCCTCAGATTCTAAGTGACATAGCATTATTTCTTTAATAATTGGAAAAACTTCATTATCGTTTTTCCAAATTGAAAAAACATACTTCTTGTCTGAAAACAAGACCTCATCTTCATATATGTCGATGTTTTCAGACAAAAAAACTTGTATTACATACCACTTGTCTTTATATTTACATTTTATACAATCAATGTGATCCAAATTTTTGTATATGTAAAACTCATTTTTTTCTAATTCCTTTATCAAATTGCAGTAATATTTTTTCTTATTGTCGGAAAAAACATTGTTCAACAGTTCGTAGGTATAGCTGTCATAGTAGTAACAGCACCTTTTATCCTTTTGGTATTGAAATAAATAAAACAACAGGTCGTAATGCATATTCCTAACGTTAAATTGGACGCTGTCAACCTTAGTTATTCTGAACTTATGGTCCAAAATAAGGTCATCAAGGTTTGGGAAGAATATTCCCTTGTTTTGATGTATTAGCTCATCTATAACCCTACAAGTTTCATAACATAGGTTAAAATATTCATCTTTTTTTGCTTCTAGTCCTTTTTTTAAGTCGTTAAAATTAGTTTTTATTTTTTCCATTTTTTCCATTTTGAACCTCCTAAGATTTTTTGGCACTTAACACCGTTTTTGTAAGAACCGTGTCATTTTTTTTATTTTTATTTACAGCTGGCTTTTTATTAAAAAGTAGAAAAAAAATTACAAAAAACTTAAGGTTTTATTATATAAATATCATATAGATATATATATAAATATAGTAAAAAGTTAGGATTGCCCTTGACTTTTAACAAAAAAAGTGTTTATTTATATATAGAGTGGAATTATAAATGATAAAGTGTAAAAAATACTTGTCATAGCTTACTCCTGAGAAATATTTGTCCCTGTTTCACTATGACAGGGACAAAACTATTTGATTAAATTATGATATTATTGGTGGAAAAGTGGCAAGCAAAAATAAGCTTATTATTCAGCAACATGACATTTACAAAGAGAACATTAGCTATGTAGACTTAGCATTACGCTGTTATATGAATCGAGGGTTTCTCGAAAAGGCTTTGTATAAGCATAAACGAGAAACATCACTTGATTTTGAAGAGCGTTGCAAAAGAACTATACATTTAAACTTCTTCAAAATGTACATAGACTTATATTTTAAGGTATTGTTCGGTTCAGATGGCTATGTAGAGAGGAACTTTGGGAAATACAAAAACATATTAATACCTTATGAGGAAAATCTAGATGGTAAAGGGACACAAGCGGATAACTTCTTTAAGCAGCTAGGAGTGTTAAGTCTAATAACGAAAGTAGCTTATGCCTTTATTGACCTTGATAATGATACAGGTGAAGTATTCGTAAAGTCAGTGTCATTTGAAGATGTCATAGATTGGTATAAGGATAAGTATGGAAATTATGATTGGGTAGTGATAAAGTATGATATTTTTGATGAGTATACGCCTTTCACAGAGCATAAATCGGAGAAACGGTATTTATTGTATGATGAGAAGTCTTTTCAGTGGTATGAAAGCGATGGTTCAATTATTTCAGGCGAAGGTGCAAATCACGGTTACGGGCTTGTCCCACTTGTGCCATTGTGTTTAAGAGACGTTGACTTTGATATGGTCGGTGATAGCTTTTCGGAAAGCTTACTAGAATGCGATATACAGATTATGAATTATATGAGTTTACATGATGAAGAGGTTTTTCAGAATGCGTTTAATCTATTAATGTTACCAGAGCTTGATACAGGAATTAGAATAAACACAACAACTGGTGAAAGAGAAAAAACACCAATAGACTTAAGTACAAAGCGTGCAGTAATAATGAAGGGATTGGACGATAACGCCTTCAAGCCGACATTCTTAACCCCTGACCTATCTACAATGAAAGATAAAAGGGAAATGATAAACTTCTTACTTGATAGAATGGCAGATATAGCAGGTTTTAAGGCAAAAGGTTCAGCTACTTCTTCTTACCAATCAGGGATAAGCATGATAATGGATTATACCAACACGTATGAAACCATCATTCAAATAGCCAATCAGATGGAAAACTTTGAATGTAAGGTTTGGTATGATGTTTACAAAGTACATCCTAACACACTTGATGTTTCTTATGATGAGTTCATAAAGGAAATAAAAATAACTTATCCACGTAATTATAATATCATAGACGTTTCTAAGAAGATAGAAGAGCTATATACGTTTATAGACCATGCTGACATACATGGATATTCTCCAACAGCAAAGGCTGAGGCTGTAAAGCAGCTAGTATCAGAACAATTATCGTTATCAGCAGACTTAGAGAAGAGAGTATATAAGGAAATAGAAAAGCACTATAAAGAAGAGTTGAAACAGGAAAAGGTAACAGAAGAACCTAAGAAAGAAGAACAGGAAATAATAGAGACAATACCAGAGGGACAAAAACAAGTACCAGGGCAGGGACAAAACATACAAGAAAAAGCGTAAATACTTTAAACGCTTTTTCACAAATACAAAGACTCGTGATTGAGTATAAAAATCATGACTCGAAAGGAGTATAAAAATGGAAGAAAAAGTAAAAGACAACTTAGAACAGGAAGAACAGGTTGAAGAAAAATCCGAAACAGATGAAAAACCAAAGCAAGAGAAGGATACTACAAAGGAATTGTTTGACAAGGCGAGAAGAATCGGGGCTAGTGAGGCGATTAAAAGATTGACAAAAGAACATAAAGCCGAAATCGAAAGGTTAAAAGAAGAAGGTAAATTAATCGATCCAGAAAGACAGCGTGTTCTTAGTGTAGAAGAGTATGATAAGTTTCAAAAATATATTGAAGAGCTGGAAAAACAGAAAGATGGTAAGACACCAGAACTTGAGTTTGAGAAAAAGCTTGAAGAAGAGCGTAGAAGACTGAGTGAGAAAAAGATGAAAGAGATACAAGCTATCATGAAGGAAAAAGAAGAGTTGGCGAAAAAGATGGAAGAGGAAAGACTAGCGAGACTTGAGGAAAGAAAGCGTTACTCTGCGATTACAGCAATTGGTGATTTTGAGTACTCAACACACAATACGGAAGCAAGGGAACACGTAATTAATCGGTTAATGCAGTTTATGGAATTTGATGACGATGGAAACCTTGTCATAGTAGATAAAGACGGTGAAGTAATGATTAACAAAGCAAAGGGAGACTTGTATACACCAGACGATCTTTTGGCAGAGCTCTATGAGAAAGAGTTAAGCTATTGCTTTAAAAAAGAAAAAGTAGGAACAGGCATTTCTACTGTGAATAGACGAAAGAAGTTTGGTACTGAAATCACTGCTGATGATATAAAACAAATGAGTAAAGAAGAATTCCAAAAACAGATACCGCATTTGCTTAGGAAGGGTTTCGGAAAAACAAGATAAGATTAGAGAACTAGGTTGTCATATACTTAAAATAAAACATCAAAGCGAGGTAAAATAAGATGGCAACTTTTAATGTAACGACCAACGCTGATATAGTTGGTACCACAATTTCAAGACAGGTTTTAGAGTATTTTAAAGAAAACTTTGTAATCGCTAAACTGTGTACTAGACGATATGAATCAGAAATGCCCGAACACGGAACGGTTCAAGTACCAGATTTTGGCGACTTTACGGCGGTGGAAAAGACACCAGGAACGGCTTTAACATTTGGTGGTGCTTCTACTTCCGTTGTAAGTGTTACCTTAAATAAACACGTAAACGTACCTATCCTTTTGGAAGACACTTTGAGTGTTACATCAAAGCAAAATATCCAAGAGGTATACGGAAGTCAGGGTGGAAGAGCTTTAAAAAAGAAAGTAGAAAACATTATCATAGATGAAATACTTGCTAATGCTGGCACTACTGTAGGAAGTTTAGGTTCAGATATCGATACAACCGTTATAGAAAATATAGTTAAGACATTCGACACTGAGCTTGCAGATGAAGAGTATCCTAGACACGTAGTTATAGGCCCTGAAGGGAAGAAAGACATACTAAATATAACAGAGTATCGTAATGCAAATACTTATGGGAATGCCAATGTAATGCAAAAGGGTTCTTTAAGTCCGTACTTAGGTTTGAATTTCCATCAATCGCAGTTGATACCTGCATCTGGTTCAGGTTATCGAGGTTTTGCAATGATAGAACCAGCAGTAGCTATTGTGTCAGCACCATTAGACGCAATTGAAGCTAACGGAGTGGTTTCTAACATTTATACTGATGATGAAACTAATCTGAGTATAAGATACACAATGCAATATGACTTAGATAACGTTGGATGGAAGATGAACCTTGATCTATACTTTGGAGTTAAGGTACTACGCAGTGAATGGGTTATAGAAGTCCTCCATTAATGGCTACTATAGAATGATAGGAGGTTTCTATGGCAGATTTTTTTGTTATATATTACGATACAGATGGTACTTGGAAAGTCAAACAAGAGGTTAGAGCGAGTAGATATACTCCTATAGATTATGATCAGCCACAAACGGCGTTTGATTCTATGTCAGCGGACTATGCAACGTCCAATATTAAGGTTGTAAAAGACATGGAGTTAACTGATAGTTACACATGGACTGATCCACCCTGGAGTTAGACGAGGAAGATATGACAGAAAGCGATGTGAAAGCTGGGATTAATTCATTTGCTGATTATACATATATAGATGAATACGTTACCACAAATGCTTTCATTGGTGACGATTGGGCTAGTCTTTCTACTCAAACAAAGATAAATTACATCATAACAGCCCAACGTCGCCTTAATCAGCTTATTTGGAAAGGTGAGAAGGTTGTAGATACACAGCCACTCGAATTTCCAAGAAAGTATCCGTATTTGTCCTCAATGTCAGCTTATGAATATAAGATACCAGACGAGATAAAACGAGCTCAGTGCGAGTTAATAGTTGATTGGATTGACCAATCGGGTAACAGAGAGTTACAAAAGTTACAACGGATAAATGTAAAAGATGTGTCAGTAGGTTCTTTAGACTTTTCTATGGAATTGAAGGGTGAGACGTTACCTGAGAATGTGATAGCTTTGATTGAGCTTTTTGTAGACGAGAATCAAAACTTGCGAAATACACCATATATGCAAAGGTGGGAGAGAAGCTAAATGGCAGATTTTAGTACCTTCTTTCGCAATGCTACCATAACTATAGCAGAAATAGGATATGATGATAATTACAAGCCAAAGGCAGAAAACATTAAAACTGGTCATTGTTTTTGGGATGAAAGTATAAAGCTAAATAAAAATACTCGTTCCATCACTAAGAGCGGTGGTTCTAGTGGTGACCATTTACAAGAAATATCTATAGAAGCGAAAGTTATAGTAAAAGGTGTCTCTTTTGACAATAGGAAAGAGTATCGTATAAAGAAAGATGATATGTATTATAAGGTGGAAGAGATAATCCCGTTCCCTGCAATTTTTACAGGTGCGGAATTACTTGTTAGCAGACACGACAAGCAAGATATTACGTTTTAAAGGTACTTTGATAAATGGAAAACAGAGATATATGTTATGTATGCGACTGTGACGAATACGTTACGTATGATACGAATCTGTATCAGTGTACTGATTGTGGCTTTACATGGCAGTATGATATTAAAGATAAGTTTGAATATAATGAAAAGTATTTGGATTATTATAAGAATCTGTATGAGAAAGACAGTTTATTGGTTACGTTTTTACGTATGGACATGATATATAGCTATATCATAAAAGACGATAAGACATGTGAAACGTTATTAGATGTAGGTTTTGGATTAGGCACGTTCTTAAAAAGGTTTGAGAAACATGGTCTTACGTGTTATGGTTACGATGTTCATGGTGTAGATGTGGGTGTTAAGTGGATTGATATAAAGAAAACAAGCTTAAAGTTTGATATAGTAACGGCTTTTGACAGTATAGAACACATGACATTTAGTGAGATAGACGTTTTGTTTGGATTAAACACTAAGTATATTGTTATCAGTACACCGAGTGCTCCAAAGTCGATTGGCTTTTACCCAAATTGGAGACACTACAAGCCGAATGAACATTTGTGTTACTTCAATGAGGGCACGCTAGAAAGACTTATGAATAAAAAAGGGTTTAAAGTTTTGTATAGGGGCTTTGATGAAGATACTGTCCGAAAGTACATTCGGAATAATATTTTAACAATGATAGGAGTTAAAAAATGAATACTATAGACGTTTTAGTGCCTCCTGGTATAGGTGATATACATTGGAGTGTACAATTTGTTTACCCCTATGCTTTAAAATATGGCTTGAAGGTGAATTGGAAGGTTCAGGACCATGCTCCGTTGCGTAGCAAACCTTATCTTGACTTAATACCCATTACAAACTCCGTAGAATATGTAAGACAAAATAATCCTAACTGGTTTGATTGGAAAAAAGGCATAAATGAACAGATTACGTTAAATAAACTCAATCCTATAATGGTAAATGGGTGGTTAGAAGCTGGACATCGAGTTGAGAAGTGCTTTTTAGAAAGTGACTTAGTAGAAGAATACGAACTACTCGTATTTGACGAAGCAAGGAAACAATTTGAAAAGTTCAAGAGGGGTTTAGACAAAGATTACTATGTTATCTTTATGTCTAACAAAGGAAATAACGGCTTTATCAATGCTGTTGATTATGTTAAAGTGTGTTTAGAGTATAAGAAAGAGTTAATTCCTGTATTGATAGGAGCAGAATGGGATAAAGATAATTTGGATATAGCTAATAGCTTTCTTCAACAGCAAGGAATGAAACTTAATAAAGACTTTTATATCTTTTTCAAAAAGAGCTTTGACTTTATAGTGGAGGTTATAAAGCACGGTAGGTTTTTGTATGGCTTTCAATCAGGCTTGCATATACTAGCTGACATGATGGATGTCCCTATATATATGTTATATTTTCCACAGCTAGAGAAGATGTTAGGTAGTTGGATGAAAAAGAAAAACTTCGAAAAGAGCTATGAGGTCATATTTCCAAAGTACAATAGTCAGCATTTTTATGGTTATATAAACAAATATATATTAGGATTGTGATAATACAGTCCTGAAAGGAAGAAAAAAAATGTTTAGTATAGAAAAAATAGACTTAAAGAAGCTATTTAGTAATTTCACATTTCCAGAGTATTACAAAAATAGCGGTCACATTTACTCTGACAAGTATTACAACTTAATGTATAGCTTTGCAAAGTTCGTCAAGAGCAGATTTGCAAAGAATAAAAAGTTCAATTTACTTATTCTTGGCGGTTTATATGGATGTTCCACGAAAAGCATAGTAGAAGCTCTTGGAGATAGTGTAAAAACTATTGAGATTGTCGATAATGGCTCTGAATACAAAGGACAGAATGACATACTTAAACAAAACTTGCTTCAAGACTATGTATTCACGTTATATGATGAGGATTGGCGAAAGTTCATAAAGGATAATCCCGATACTTATGATTTTATTTTGATTGATAATGAGATTTCTAAGAGTAGTGTTGAGAAACAGTTAGATTGGGCTTTCAAAAGATGTAGCAAGAAGGGCGGAGTCATTGTTGACGATTTGGCAAATAAGGACGTTCGAGCTGTGGTAGAGAATTTCGAGAAAAAGAATAGCGATAAATGTACTGTCAAGTATATTCATCAACCAGATAGTTGGACGGGAATGGCTTTCATACTAAAAGACGTTATAGATATAGTCCCATTTGATGAAGATGAAGACGAGATAGACGAAGATGAATAAGTTTATATTCAGTACTGGAGGGGGATTAGGCGATATATATTTCGAGTTTTTCCAGAATGACTTTTTCGCAAGGGTTAAGAAATATACGGAAAGCTATATTGATAAGTACTTAAAACTACTGATAGTGTCACATAATCCAAACTCAAAGGATTTATTCACAGGTCAAGATTGGATAGATGAGGTTAAGCAAGTAGAATACACACATACGATTGAACCGCATTTACATGAGTTCGAAGGATATACAGAAATAAAACTTGAAGACTTGCTTTCAATCGGACATTGTGAGAAGCTGGAAGTTTATCTTACAGAACAAGAAAAGGAACAGCTTGAAGAACTCTATCAAAACAGGTATGTGATTATTCATCCTAAGGCAGGCCAAGATGACAGAGACGTTATGAATGAGAACCTTATCAAAAGGATTATTGAGATTAACAAAGAGAAAGGATTAAAGGTGTATCTCATCGGTGCAAACTATGATCGAATACATCACAAAAAGGAAATCAATCCTTTCCCTGATGAAAGTGGACTTGTGGATTTAATAGATAAGCTATCAGTGAGACAATTAGTACATCTTGTGAAAAGTGACAGTTGTATAGGAATACACGCAACGCATTCGGCAATTATAGTTTTGGCATGGATTTTTAAAAAACCTAATTGTTGTTATTATCCTGTGAATAGCAAAGCAGAGAAATTAATGTTAGCAGATAAAAACAAATGGAACTTTGGTAAGTATTATTACATGACTCAAATCATACCAATCCACTATGACGGACCTAGTGGGTATGATTGATATTAATAAATTAGTAAATATTAAGGAGTTATAAAGTGGCAAAAAAGAAAAAGCCTAAAGACGCTGCTACAAAGAAAAGGTTTGAAAAGTGTGTAGCAGATGTAAAGAAAAAAGGTGGAGTAAAAAATCCTGAAGCGGTTTGTGCCTCAACAGTAGTTTGGAAGAAACCAAAAAAGAAAAAAAAGAAGTAGGTAAAAGCTATGGTAGTAAAGAAAGGCGATAAATGGTGTGTTGTACATGGACATCCTAAAAAGAAAGGAAGTAAAACGGATAAACCAAAAGGTACAGTAATAAAGTGTTTTGATAGCAAAAAAAAAGCACAAGCCATGCACACAGCTATAATTTTAAGTCAACAAAGGCAAAAAGCTAAATCTAAAAAGCCAAAAAAGAAAAAATAGTTTTTTAAGAGAGGGTAATTAAAGTTATGAAAAAGAAAAAACAAAAATTAAAAGTGTTATTCTATGGTGACAGCCCTAATCTATGGACAGGGTTTGCTCAAGTGCTTTATAACATTATTATGGAGCTTAGAAAGGTTAGTGGATACTACGATATAAAGGTATTTGGGATACATGAACACTTGAATATTAATAGCTGGGGATTAAAACCAACGGACGATAGTTGGTTAATCAAAGAAGAGAGCAACCATAGGAGACTACCGGGTGATGTTCAAGTAATACCAGGGTTGTTTTTCACAGAAATGGATAGGCGAAAAGGGTTGTTGAACACACAACACAGCCAAGACAAGTTTTTGGATTATGTTAAACACCATGAAGTCGATGTGATATTTATTTTAAACGATCCACTTGTTGTAGAAAGCTTAACTAAACCATTAGAAGAGATGAGATACTCAGGTAAACGCTTTGTGACAATATACTATTTTCCAATTGACACTGAATACTTCCTTCCACACAGGTTTGAGATAGCTAATTACTTTGATATGCCGATTACATACACAAAGTTCGGGTATAAACAAGCAGAGTGCTTTCCAGAAATACTTAAGGAAGATCGGTGTTATGGATTAGGCGTTCCATTGCAATATATATATCATGGCATTAATACAAAAAGCTTTTATCCATTGCCTGAAAGCCAAGTTAAAGAATTGAGGAAAGGCATATTTAAGGACTACATAGAGAAATACGGAGATGATTTATTTATTTTGCTTAATTTAAACAGGAATCAGCCAAGAAAAGACCCTACACGGACTTTGTACGTGTTCTCCGAATTCATAAAGTCATTAAAGAATGATGAGGATAAGAGACGTGTAAAACTGCTTATGCATATGAAAAACAACGACATAGGTACGAATATTATCAATATGATAGAATATTTCGATAACTTACATCATGGAAGTCCAAGAGACGAAAAGAATAACGTGTTTTTGATGGGCTCGTATGATAAGGCAGGTGGAAACACTGTCGAACAGCTTAATAAAGCTTATAACATTGCAGATGTAGGTATCACAACCACCTTAGGCGAAGGCTGGGGGTTATTTACAACGGAATGCTATGCTACGAAAACACCAGTGTTTGTACCAAATAACACAGTACATTCAGAGATAACACGTAATGGTAGGCTTGCTACACTAGTTGATACGAATGAATATGTCTTTGGTTACGCATTTGTGAAAGATGATCCACCAAGAAAAGCAGTAGATGTGAAAGATTTTGTTAATAAGCTTAATGATTGCTTCTATAACAAAGATAAATATATAGAGAAAGCCGAGATAGCTTTTAGTTGGATAAAGAAAAGTTTTACTTGGGAGAAAATCGTTAGGGAACAATGGATTCCTGTTTTCAAGGAAGCAGAGAGATTACTAGAAAAGCAAAAACAAAACTTTACACAAATTGAAGCTATAAAGGAATAAGCTATGGGATTGCTAAAAGAAGCACATAGAACAACATATAAAGAAAGGATGACCGTTCCATCAACAGTTTTAACAGATTTAAAAGCTGAATTGGAAGTAAGACTAACGAGTAACGAACTCAATAACATTAAAATTATCTTTGAAGACCCATTTCCACCATTGCAGAATAGTAAAGAAGACAAAATAGGATTGTATTTAGACGCTATCAGTTATGGTGAAAGCAATTTCATAGACACTTATAGTATATTTGTGATGGGCAGAATCGAGACTCTAACAGACGAATTGGATATATATGACTTTACAAGTAAGATTTATAAAGCTTTTACGAAACAAATGGACTTTAAAAGTGTTGATAATAAAAGGAATTATATAAGTTTAGATATTGAAGACGACACTATAGGTTATTATGCGGACGCAAATGACATGCCGTATTTTGGCTTTTTCATTACGCTTAAAGCCGAACGTTATGATATATTAAGTAATTAGCATAGCTAATGAACTTCTTTGTTTGAGTAGAACAATAAATTAATTTTAACAAAGGAGTTTAAAAATGGCTAGAACATATGATCCAACGATCAAAGCTGGTGCTGCTTTAATAGCGACAGCAGATGCTCCAAAATTGTTATCATCTTACGCTACTGTAACGTCATCAGCAACCAAGACAGCTGACGATGTAGAGATAGACATAAGTTCCAATGCTCCGATTTCTGGATACGTGAACTATAGCACAAGACAAGCACTTATTGGAATCGTTAGAGAAACAGGTGAAGGTGTAATTGCCTTTGATAGCACATCCACATCTGTAAGATTGATTAGAGGTTTAGCTAGACACCCATCATGGAAAGAGAAAGGCTCTTCGACTTTTGCACAGGCAATTTCGAATGGCGATAGCATAGATTTTTACGCTTACTTTACCTTTCCGGGTGATGATGATTATATTGAAGTGAACGAAGGAATTGAACATGAAGAGGCCCAAGATACCTTTATGACTCAAGATAACTTAGAGAAATACGACACAATAGCAAGTTCCACAGCAGAAGTTACGTTGAGATTTAAACCTCCACATAATGTGTCAGCACATCCTAATGGTATGGGAATGTTCTTTTCAAACGATAGAATTGTTAATGATGGACATACAACCAATCCAAGTTACACTAGAAAGATCGGTTCAGTTGGTGCAGGTGAAAGCTTAGACGGTAAAATCGTTATAGTACTACCTAAAGATGAGTTAGGGAATACTTATACTACCGATAATACCGCCTCAGCAAAGACAGTACAAGATCATAATACCGCAGAAATCTTTTGGAATATGAAGTTTGCCCCAGCTAAAACGTATAGTTTTGCGAATGACGCACAAAGAGAAATTGATGTAGAAGGCTCGGCATGTGCATTTACCTTTACAGATTACAATAACAAGCAGGTAATCTGGGGTAGAGGTTTCCAAGACTTCTTTAAAGATATGCACGCATTGCTAGAAGCTTTGTAAGATTATAGAAGAAGATGATAACGTTATGTTTTTTCCCTCTCTGCGTAGGCAAGTCGCTTACACCTTTGAAAATAAGGCAAGGCGACTTGTCTTTAAACCCTTTAACTTTGTATACGAATACTATCTCATCACGGAAAGCATTCTACTAGAGCAAAAAGAAAACAGCGAAACCATTAAAAATAACATTCTAGAGTTATTTGAACCAATCCTATATAAAGCACAACTTGAACAGATAAAGGAATATAAATGTGAAGAATTGCTTATAATCTATCAGCATTTGATAGAAAGTATTATAGCTGATTATAAACACTTTTTGAGAGACGATTATGTACAAAGATTTCTTGGAGTTGATGAGACAGGAAGCAGAAAACGGAGTTATTATGATGAGATTTTAGGTGAGGAAGAGGAAGAACACAATAACGCTACTTTTATTTATGACATTATATTTGATATAGTCTGTCATTTAGATATTCCAGACGAGCTTTGGAAGGTGCTTAATCTCCAAATGGTAAAGTATTATATTCGTAAAATCGAGCGTGATAAAGCCATGAAGTCACTTGAATTAATAAACATCTTAGTATCAATGCTTGCAATTAATAACTCAGACAAGCGTTCGAAAGCTTCAAAAACTTTGAGTGATTTGGAAAAACCATACAGAAAGGTTTTGGAATACGACAAGAAGTATGCAAAGCCATATGAGGAAAAGCTAAAAGAGAAGGGAATAGACCCAAAAGAAGTGTTTAGTCTAAGAAAGATGGCAGAACACGAACGTAAGAAAAAAGAGAGAGAAAAACTAGAAAAAATGCACGCAGAAAAGAAGGAATGATAGATATGATTATTTATACCATTTTTGTAAAAAGTCTTCAAATTGTGGCTTTTTTCGTGTTTCTCGAGGGAATATTTGGATTGATAGAGAGAAAGAAATATGAAAATTGAAAATATTCACAATAAGGACGTTTTATTATCTTTGTTGAACTTTTATACCAAAAAAAGAAAAAGTCTTCAATTTGTGGGTATTTTGGCGTTTCTCGTGGAAAATTATAAAAGACTTTTGAAAAGATATAAAAACACCAAAATAATAAAAATCTTTGGATTTATTGTATAGGAGCTATAAAATGGCAAAGCAAAACTTTATAATCGAGGTTGACGCTAACTTAAAGCCAATCGTAGATAAGTTTCAAAAAGGTGAGCTTACTTTAAACCAAACAATAAAACGTATAAATGAGAAATTCGGCAAAGAGACAGCTAATCAGTTTAAAGAAAGCTATAAAAAAGCTAAGAGACAAGCTAAACAGTCTTTAGAAGCTATAAAAGAACTTGAGGTTAGATATTCTAAGGACGCTAATAAGAAAAAGCTTTATGAAATAAGAAAACACTACAAGCAACAAACACAAGAAATACGAAAACACTTTGCTGAGGCAAAAAGTCTTTATGAAAAAGATAGTAAAGAGTTTATAAGAATAAAAAGACGAGAAAGTAAGTTATTAAAACAGCTGAGAGAAGAGCGATTAGTTGCAGAAAAGAAGGCGGCAAAGCCGACTTTCTTTGGTAGAATTGGCGGTGGTTTAGGTAAAGCTAAAGAGATGATAGGTGGAATGGGATTAGGTGGTTTAGGAATGGCAGTTGGTGGAATAACAGCTGGTGTAATGGCTTTACAAAAAGCGTTTAACTTTTTGACAGGTAAAATAAGTGATGCAGTTGACGAATCAGTTGAGTTTGAAACTGCTATGGCAGGCGTTTTTAAGACTACAGGTATAGAAAGAGGAACTAAGGAAGCTATAAAGTTAGAGAAAGTAATCTTAAGATTATCTAAGGAATTGCCTGTTAGTGCTGCGGGTTTAGCAAATATTGGTGAAGTAGCAGGGCAGTTAGGCCTTCCGAGAGAACAAATAGCTGGTTTCTTAGAACAGATAGCAAAAGGCACGATAGCTTTAAGTAAATTCAACGGCAACAGTGAATTATTAGCAGAAACAATAGCTAAGATAGGAAATAGTTTTAAGAAAGAAAGTACTGACATGAGTGAATTCTCTGCTAAAGCTATGTCCGTGTTAAACGAACTTGCTAATACTACTGCTGCAAACGAATACGTAATAAGTGAAGCTGTGAAACGTATGACTAGTGCAAGTGCTGTCGGTATAAAGTCCTTTGAAGCTATGGCTTTTGCGGCAACGGCGATAGCAGGTGGTCTAGAACCTGAGGTAGTAGCGACAGGGATGAATGCTATCATTAGGCAGATTGGAAAACAAAGAGAAAAGCTTGCCTCATTTATGAAGATGACAGCCAAAGACTTCGACCAGGCCTTCATAAAAGCTCCGTCACAAATGATTATAAAGATACTAGAAAGTATAAACAAAATTGGAGACGTTGCAAAAAGACAAAGATTTATACAACAAATCTTTGGCGACGAGGCTCAGAAAGTAGTTTTAAAACTTGGTGGCTCGATAGACGCTTTGAGAAAGAATATCGAAACAGGTGTAGCTCAGTATAACATAGCTGATAGCTTGGAAAAAGAGTTTAATGTTGCTATGGACACCACTGAAAAGAGAGCACAGCTAGCACAGAACAGATTAGACGCACGAGCTATAGAGATGGGAAAGGCTTTCAAGAAGGTATTGCCATTTATTGCCAATTTGAAAGCGGAAATATACGGAATAGTCGAAAGTGTTGCTGGTGGCCTGGCTCAAATAATTAACTTATTTCAAAGTAAGACAGCGGATTTTGAAGATAGTGTTCAGGGAATAGCTAAGGCTATGGCAGATATTAGAGTTAAAGAAGACGAATTACAGTCTTTTGAAAAGCTTTCTAATGAGTTTATAAGCTTAAGAGCTAAGATGAATAACGTAAAGCTATCAACGGAAGAGTTGGCAAAAGCTAAGAGAGAAGAGAAGGCGTTATTACAAGAAATAGAAAAGATAAATCCATCTGTGGCTTTGACTTATGATGCTATGAAAGGTTCAATTGACACTCTGATAAATGCAAAGAATAGGCATATAAATGTAACAAAAAACGAAATAGAGTTACAGAAACAAGTTTTAGGAGCTAAGGCTATTGAAACAGCACAACAGTATAACAATGTATTACTTGAGAATATGGAAAAGCTTGCTCAAGCACAATCAGAGTATCACAAGAGAACTGAATTAATCAATGAGGCAAGGAGGGCATTGGTTGAAGGTGATACAAAAAGGCTAAGAGAGTTGATAAGTACGACTTTGAGTATTTCAGAGGTTTCTGAGTACATGACATCTTTAGGTGGATTTACCATAGAAAATATTATAAAACAGGAAACTGAAAAAAGAAAAGAATTAAATCTTACTATAGCAGAGACAAAGAAGAAATTAGGTGAAACTGGACTTGTCTATCAGCAACTGTCAAAACAAGCTAAGGAACTCGGATTAGACGAAGGTGAGTTACAGAAAATAACTAAAGAAACGTTTACATCATCAAAAGAAGAGCTAGAAGGGTTAATCGAAAAGTATAAAGACGTCCCTGAGATAGTGGAAATGATAAAGACACATCTAGAGACTATAGGAGTTGATTTGAAGCTTAATATCGAAACACCTGAGGTTCCAGAAGTTACTGCCCCAGAGGATGTCGTACAAAAGATTACGGCAGAAACTGAATATATGCTTGATGAGACAGCCAACACATACCTACAAGACCGCATCGCATTACTAGATGAAGAAATAGCAAAAAGACAGGAAATTGATAGTACTATAAGTAGCTATGGAGAGAAAGAAGCAGAGTTAACAGATGTAGAACAAGAAGTTTTAGCATTACTAGAAGACCAAAAGGCAAGCTATGAAGAAGCTAATGCTATAGTAGAAGAACTTGTTGAACAAGCTGGTGGTTGGAATAAGCTTACAGCAGAACAAAAGAAACAAATATATGCAATTATAAACGCTCATATAAAGAAAAGAGAAGAACTTATAAAAAACCAAAAGGTCTTACAACAAAACCTACAAACGCTTAAGAGTATGGTATCAGTTTTACAACTCGTAGGGGCTGCAATTCCTGAGACCATGACTAATGCAATTAAGAATGTAGAAGCACAATTAAACCAAACAGAAAAATTACAAGAAGAGTTGAAAAAAGTAGTTTTGCCTAAAATAACAGTTCCTACCACAGGTGAAGAACCTACGTTACCAACGGGGAAAAAGCGTGGAGCAGGTAAAAGGAAAGCCGAAAAGGTTGCGGAAGACAAAGATAAACTGGAAATACAAAAACTTAAAGAAGAACTAAAGCGTGTCAAAGAAGAAAAGAAGCACGAAGAAAAGATGGAGAAAATGGCAGAAAAAGAGATAGAAGATAGATATAACGCAGAAAAGAAGTACAGAGAAGAACAAGAAAAAATGATAGAAAGCCATTACAAAGAGATGGAGAGTTTAAGCAATAAGTTTAATAATAGAGTTTTTTCCAAAATGACAATGCAGATGAAAGAAGCCACAAAACGATTCACGGAAGAGAGAAAGAAGGCAAGGACGCCTTTCGAATTAGAGCTTGCATTTTCAAGAATGGCACAAAGGATATCTAATATCTTTACAGAACGAATGATTGAATTGATAGAAGCTTCTAGTATTTTGAAGGATAATAGTTTACGTGTTATAGACTTAGCGACACAAAAGAATAGTAGGTTAAAAGAAGAGATTAACCTTGTTGACAGCCTTTCTAAACTGTATGAAAAGAATATTGAGTTACAGAATAAGCTATTGACACAAGAAGGTAAGATAATAAGACAACATTATTTAGGTTTAAGAGCTATTGAGGATTACTTAAAGAATCAGAAAAAGTTTGCTGAGGTAGGATCAAAAGGTGTCAAGCCGTTAGTTGAAGCAATGTCACCGAAAAGATACAAAGCACTAGCTATGTTCGCTATGGAAACAGATAATCTTGGAAATAGCGTTGCAGAGCTTGATGACCTTGTTAAAGACCTATTTTTTAGCTATAAAAGACTAAATGAAACACAAAAGAAGAATGAAGACGTTATGGGGGCTTATGTTGCAAACATGGTTAATGCAACAAATGAGCTCATAAAGGCAAGGCGGATATCTAAGCGTGATAGGTGGAATTTGGAAGACACTATCGGAAGACTACAAGACTTCATTAACAAAGCTGTAACGGAAGTTATGAAAACTGCTGCGATTAATAAAGGCAAATACGCTAATCTGCTAAGGGCTTTAAGTCCAGTCGCTAAGGGACAGCTTGCCGGAGAAGAAGGATTAACAACACAAGATGTTGCAGGTATGAAGGAGCGGTTTAATCGGACAATGTTAAACTGGAATGAGGTTGTGGGATTGATTTCTATGATGATTGACAAAAACGAAAAGATGAGATACCAAGTTGAGGTAGCGATAAAAGGAACACAAGCAGGTGTACAAACCGCTACTTTACAATCAAGACAATTAGCTGAACTCTTTGTTCAACACATTAAAATGGCTTCAAACGTACAAGAAACCGCACTAACTAATATCAAAAACTATTTTAAGAAGTTAGGGTATAGCAATAAAAAGATAGAAGCGTTAGTAAAGCAAATAGCAGAGGTTACACGTATCGGTGACAAAGAAAAAGGTGATTGGAGCAACTATCTAAGAATACTATCAAAGCAAATTGGCGTTGAATATAATACCTTAAGGAAAGAGCTAGGACCTTATGTAGCAAACTTATGGAAGTCTATATCACAACAGATGACGCTTGAAATGATTAAAGTACAAGCTCAAAGACAATTTACAGACATTGAAAAGTTTATCAATCGTATGACAGTTGATTTAGACAAGATTCTACGTGAAGGATTAAAAAATATTCGTAAAAAATACTCTGTGGAAGAGATAAAAAAACAAAGAGATTTGACAAAATCGCTTAGAGACTACATGAATGAGTATAAAGAAGACGTTATGGCTTTACAGGGGGAGATAAACGATAGACGAGAAGAAGAAGAAAGAAAGTACTGGGAACTTCGAAGTAGGTTAGCAGAAGAAGCTTTTAATAAGCAAATCCATCACGAATTCATGGTTTTGTCTCAGCATATGCGAAACTTAACCAAAGCTACAAAACAAGAGCTAATCAATCAGCTTAGTGACGTTGGAATTGTAGCCTTAAGTCAGCTAAAAGGTGCCACTGCTGAAGAAATTGGCAAAATGTTTGATGTAGGAGCTTTATTCGAAAGAGGGGAACTGAAAGCCACAGGTGAAAGTCCTATTGCCAAAGAAATACAGAAAAGAATAGAAATGAACGAAAAGAACTTAGAGTACGGAAGGTTACAACTCGAACAAGGCAAAATAACAGAAGAGTTTTATGAACAAGAGTTTGGTTCACTTGAAAGAAGCAATCAGGCAATGAAAGAGAGAATTAAAGCTGTTGTTTATATGTCTCAAATGAATCAAGAGTTTAATAAGGTTATTGAAAGACAAAACGAGATTAGGTATTTGAATAACAAGGCCATTGCGCAAGGTGGTGAACTTGAAGAGAAAGATAAAAAAAGACTTGATGAGTTGCTCAGTAAAGAAGTTGACTTTAGTAAGATGATCGAGGATTTTAAAAAGAAGTCTGGAACGATTTTTGAGAGCTTGACAAAGGTTGACCCAAAGTCAGCTGAGTCTGTAAAGACAGCTTTCGGTGAAATGCTAGAGAAGTTAAAGAAAGTAAAGATAGGCGCTGCCAAAAAAGAGTTAAAGGAAATAGAAAAACTAGACTATGAACACTTCGAAAGATTGATAAGAAAGGCAAAAAAAGAAACCAAAGATGCACAAGCAGAACTAGCGAGTATAACAGGGAATGAGTTTGAGAGAGCAATGTATGACATTGAGAAACAGGGATTACAAGTTGAAAAACTCTTTGTAAAAATAAATGCTGGTATTGCCGATAAGCTAAGAGGTCAGATTAAAACGGAATATATGTATTCACCAAAGATGAGAGAAGACGCTGAATACATGATTTACTTACAGGAACAGTGGAATATAGCACGTAGAAATGGTGATGAAGAACAGATGAAGTTTATTGAAAGGCTTATGGAAAAGTACGAAAAGAAGTATCCAGAACTTGCAAAGAGAATAAAAGATGAATTTTCGAAAGCTAATGATGTTATAGCTAGAGATACGTACGAGAACCTACAAACACTGAGTAAGGCAATGGATAAGCTTTATGGTTATACTGGGAGCATAGAAAATAATCTAAGAGAGTGGGACGATGCACTTGAAGATGGCAATATTAGTTTAGAAGAAGGTGTTAAGCTTACCAGACAGATGGGCGAGAATATCATGATGTTAGGAATGGCAATGAAAAGTACAACCGTTGCTGTCATTGGTGCAAGTATGGGCGCAGTTGGGGCTCTTGTCTCTTTAGGAATGGTTGCAAGCAGCTTATACGATAAGATTGCAGGTACTAGCGACGAAGAAGAAGAGCACCAAAGGCTACTTGAAGCTTCATTAAAACGACAAAAGGAAATTGTTTATCAAATGAATCGGAGACTTGCTGCTACAGAAGCACAAAAAGACGCAGAGGAATATATAAACTCCATACTAGAACAAAGGCTTGATATATATGATTTATTAGGACAATTAAACAAAGAGGTTTCCGACTTACTAGTTAAATCACAAGACGTTTTAGAAGAAAGAATCAATAGGTCTATAGATAATTTAAAGCAATTACCTTCCCAAATTAAGTCCCAAATTGATGCTGCAATTAGTAAATGGTACGATTTCTATGAGAAAGTTGTTCGTAGAGGTGATATTCCTGAAATACCAGAGTTGACAGCGGATTTCTTCAATGTACCAGGAATGCAAGACTTAATGAGTATACTTGATAAGATAGAGAGTTTTGATCCAAGCGACCCTATGGCATGGTTTGAGGATTTTTATGATCTTTTTGAGGAAATACCTGATATTTTAGGACAATTTGATGAAGCACGTTATGAAAGCTTGCTTGCAACTGAAAGAGATATTAAAGACTTTATCCAAATTTATAAAGGCTCAGATGAAGTTATTAATAACTTCATTGACAATGTTGTCAGCGGTGCACTAAAAGGTAAAGATATGCTTGACGCATGGGCTCAAGTACAGGAACACATCAGTTACCTTATATCACGAGGATTTATAAGTGATGAAGACTTAGGATACATTGAACAGCTCGAAGTAAAGATAATATCATTGGCAAACACACAAGTTCAGATATTCAATATGGAAGCGATAAAAGAGGCAGGGGAAATATTCAAAGATATATTTGAAGACTATGAACAGTATGTAGAAATGATGAAATCAATGATAGCAATGGAATTGCAACGTTTTGATATACATAAAAGTTTGGGATTGCTTGGTGAAGACCAAACGGAAATACTTGAAAAAGAAAAAAAGCTTATTGAAGACGCAATTGACGCTTACTTGAAGCTATATGGTCTATCTAGAGATATGTTTAAAACAGAAAATGAAATGATAGAAGCTCTGCTAAAGGAATCAGGTTATGATGAAGCAATAGTAAGCTTGTTACAAAGAAAAGTAGACTTGCAGAAAGAATATAATGAGGAATTAATCGATGAGTTGGGGTTTCTACGAGGGATAAAGAATGCTCGTATAGACGCCTTGAAGCGTGAATATATGGAAGTTCAAAGATTGTTAAAGCTAAAAGCTATTAGTCCAGAAGAGGCTTTGAAGCGAAAGACAATGTTAATTAACCAAATGATAAAGATATTGCAACAGATGGGTATTGGTGGAGAGCAGATACAAGAGGCATACCAAGCCATAACTGATTTGATTATTGGTGTAGAAGGTGAAGAAGTGGTAACGGCAGGTGGTGGTACGGGTGCAGGTGTGTTAACTCCGATAGGTGGCTTTCAAGAAGGTGGAAAGGTAGAAAAGACAGGCGTTTATCAACTTCACAAAGGTGAAGATGTTATAACTCCGAAAATGCGTGAGAGCCTTGCTGATTTCCTTAGTGACATGGTGTCAGGCTACTATAACAGTGAGAAAAAGAGAATCGAACGCTTAAATCAAATATCCAAAACGGTTAATAATCAGTATGACTATGGTAGAAGTAGTGTTGTAAATATTGGTGATATAAAAGTGTTTACAAGAGATGGTATAGAAGCTGGTGAAAAAATACTTAGTGTGTTGAAAAGCCCTCGTGGTGTACTTGCCTTAAAGCAAGGACAAAAAAAGTTGTAATTTGGTATTGTTTTTTTTAGCTTTTTTATTATATTAAGTTAGGATGGTATGAAAATTGCGATACTTTATATTTTGCTAAAAAAGATTATCTCTTTTACAGGGCGTTTTTTAGACAAGTATGTAAAACGACTTGTGAAAGAAAAAAAGGAGAATAGCATGTATGAAAACTATAAAGGTGAAAAGGAAAACCATTTAAACTTTTATCGACCTTATAAAAGTGGGTTTAGGATTTCTTCACCGTACGGTAAGAGGGGAAAAGGATTTCATAGGGGTTGTGATTATGTCGGTAAGAAGAAAGATTTGTTCGCTATAGGGTGGTCAAAGGTTATTAGGAAAGGGTATCAAGAAGGTGGTGCTGGTTTATATCTTGTGTTACAGTCTTTGTGGTATACTAAGAATTATATTGAGATTAAGTATTTCCATTTACAGAAAGCGTATTTGACGATTGATGACGAAGTTTTGGGCGGTGATCCGCTTGGTGTAGAGGGAAATACAGGTCATTCTACTGGTTCACATTTGCATTTAGAGATTTGGATTGATGGAAAACACATTGATCCAGAGGATGAAAGTATCGTGAATTGGATAAAACATAGCTAAAGGGGGTTTTGAGATGGAAGATGTTTTGAACTGGTTTAGCAGTAATGCGTATTGGATAATCCCAACACTTATATCTTTGATTGGTGGTGGGTGTTATGCATATAGCATAAAAAGAAAACGTGAAAAATAATGTATAGAATACAGAAAAAACATAAGGAGCCTATACAATGATATTGTCAAAAACGTTTTTGGGGAACCTAACAAACCGTAATAGTAATGTAGATAAGCATATCAATAATTACCTAAAGAAAAACAAGATTACAAAGGAACATCTTGTAAGTACATCATTAAGCTTTATAGGAACTGCCTTTAACAATAGAACAAAACAAGATGAACATCTCATAGCTATAAATATAATAATAGATGTTCCTGATACGTGGGTGGAAGCGAGAAGAACAAATAGAAACAGATAAAAAGCTTTTATAACAAATATTTTTATTAGGAGAAAAAAAATGGGAAAAGATATAATTCGTTTTGAAAGCTTAAATGAAAGTAAGAAGACCATCTTGGCGAGTGAGCTATATAAGTTTTTAGAGTTATCGCCTTCTCACTTTTCTAGATGGTGTAAGAAGCATATAGTGGATAATCCCTATGTAGAAAAGGGAGTTGACGTAACGCCTTTAAGGGCGAGACGGACAGTTGGCAATGTAGAAAAGGATATCACAGATTATGAATTAACAATAAGCACTGCTAAAAAGCTTTGTATGGTGTCTAAGTCGGATAAAGCTGAGCAGATACGTAATTACTTCATAGACATCGAAAAACGTTTCCTTAAAGCTAAAGAAACTTATGAGGAAAGCGAAAGCATTATGAAAGACCCTTTAGTAGAGTTATCCATAAGCTATGTCAAGATGAAAGCCGAACAAGAAAAACAAAAACAGGAAATGATAGAGTTACAGTCACAACAGATAGCTTTACTTCAAAAGTACATAGGATTAGAACAGAGACAAAACGTTGTTGAGTTTCAAACCGATATTCTAGAAAGACAATCGACAAAGGCAAAGAATAAACCTAAGAATGAGCTTAAGAAAAAGATTAGACAAATGGCATTTTTTAAAGCCCAGATTGAGAAAATAGATCAAAAGGTTGCAGAAAATAAGATTAGGCGTGTTATTTTAGATACTGTAACTTGTAATAGCATTGATGGAATGAGTGAAGAGGATTTTAAGAATGCTTGGGACGTTGCCTGTTCAATGTTTAAGCAATATGAAGACAAGTATTACATTTTTAGAAGGAAGGAACATTAATAATGTCATTTTTAAAGATTACAGTAGATGAGTTAAAACAATATACAAGTACTGATAAAAACGTTATAGGAGCGACAACAGATACGTCTTTGAGGCGATTATCCTTTTTGGATAAAGACGCTACGACGATATATGTATCGGGAATGCTTGGTGATGACATAAACCCTGGTACTAAAGCATTGCCTGTTAAGACTATAGAAAATGCTTTGCTTAAGTTGAAACCTGAAAAGTACATTCACATACTTGATGATGATACTGACTATGAGTTTTTACTTGCTAATGCACCTGTTGGTTTGAGTATGCAATCTGAACTTGGTGAAAAGCCAAAGCTAGTGTTGAAAGTGTTTGATCAAGAGTTTGCAGGGAGCACGGGTGTAACGTATTTAGATAGACGTGATCATCTTGTAACGTTTGATGACAGAGTGTTATTGTCTGATGAAGGTAACGGAATTTACGTTTGGGACGGAACAACGCTTAATCACATAAATCCTACAATTGCTACTAGACAAATAAAAAAATCAAGATTAATTAACAAAGTTGATGATGATACGCATCATGATGTAGTAGTATGCCTTAGAACTTCTGCGGGAACGAATAAAGAGTCTGGGTTGCTTTATTATATAGGCGGTGGCTCAGTAACACTATTCTCAGACTATGGTATAGACATATTTACAGACGGAATATGGGATTTTACCTTGACAAGAGTCGAACAGCTACATGGTACACCATATAAGTATACAGGTTGCTTCATTCTAAGCGATATAAGAACTAAGGCAAGGTTACATATTTTAGCTACTGGAACATCTACGCAGCCAGACCTAGATCGCCAATCAGATTTTTCACACGTAGAAAACTTAAATGTATGCGATTTCTTTAGAGACAGCCTATATATCGGAGCAGATGATGGACTATACTTCAATTCAGAAGAAAATCTCATAGATATAACAACGGAATTCAATCTTACGGAAAGATTTACAAAAGCACCAATTGACTGTCCTGTTGTAACTTGCATATCACCGTATTATGATGATCAGTCGTTTGACCCTGTGACAAGAAGAGCTACAAATACAGAATATGACCGACTATACGTAGGGAACAAAGATGGTAAAATCTACGAGTACGATCCAATTGCTAATAAATGGTCATTTCTCGCCAATATCGGACATAGTATTATCGGAATGGAACGTAAACGATTGAAAAGTCTTTCTGATTGCTTATTTGTAACATGTAGTGATGTTAACACTATTTTTAGGATTAATTTAATAACAAGTGAAGTCACTATGATGAGTACTAACACACCAAGAAAGATATATGAAATAAAGTTTTTGGAATCTACAAGTGACTTAAGCGGATTTGTGTATACGGAAGTACAAGACGTCGGCGGTGGAAACGCAGATTACTTTTGTTTTAGGTTACATGAAACAATAAAGTCACCGGGTGACCTTGAGTTAAACGGCCTTGAAATTGAACCATCAGGAAGACAGTTTTCGGGGTTTTGGCTCACAGACACTTCGGGATATTTTTTAACCCTGAAATGGTGTACAATAAAGGATTTATCTAGTATAATGTTTTGTGATGACACTAACAACCGAAATATCACAACACACGATTGCTTGTTTGACAATTGTGAATTTGGAATTACATTAATCAATGCTGAATATACAATGTCAATGTACGATTGCGTTATATCTAATACGTTAAAAGAAGCATTAAAAGGTGATCTTGTAGAAAAGATTCGGAATACTTTGTTCTACAATTGTTTGTATGGGATATATAATCAGGGAGACGAAACTACAAAACTTGAAGTGCTTGGTTGTATATTTCTTGATATTGTTCATACAGGTATCTACTGCGAAATACAAGACTCAACAAAAAGTTATCTTAATTGTTTTTATCGCTGTGGAACAAACGAAACATTCACAGAAATCAATGAAACTAACTATCCAAACATTTATCAAGCTCCATTACTAAAGAATATCCTTAGTGGAACAGAGGATTATCACCTACTAATGAAAATACTTGGAGCAGAGTTTGATTCGCCCTGTGTCATGACAGGTTCTGCTACTTACGTAAGCATTGATTCAGGTACCATAAATAGTTTGCCATACCAAACATCTACTTTTGATATATCTAATGGCATTCTTGGTGGTGTTTATTTTACAATATCCAATTTGACAGGCACGTCTCCGAATGTACAATGTGAATTACAAGAATGGGACGGATTATCATGGGTTGGTATAGATAGTGTTCATTTCACAGCCAATGCTACATATAATTTATACTTTCTTAATACCTTAAATAGCTATTCCCAAATGAGATTAGAGTTTACTCTTGTATCAGGAACCTTTACTAGTATGGATTTTACGTCTTTCTATTGGACAAGAGATATCGGAGTGATGAATACCATCCGCACCTTAGACACAGATTACAACAGCCTTAAGGAAATTACATTAAGCTATTCTCCACGATCACTAACGTATAAAGTAGAAAAGAGTGACGAAAATATTGTTTCAGACTTAGAAGGACGAAAGAAAGTGTTAGCAAGGCCAGTACAGAACGCAATCATAACGCTTAATTGGGATACAGAAAGTGAGCAGAAGGAACAAGAGCTTTATGAACTTGCCTTACTAGCAGACCTAAACAAGTATAAACTAAAGGTATACTTCCAAGACTTAATACAAGACACCGATTATTCGGCAGGTACAGGCATAATAGCTTTACAGACGATAAAATCAAATGCAAGTGCTCGTGTTTTCTTTAACAGCCAATACATAGATGTAAACGAACAGCGATTTGTCCTAACTGACAGCAACAAAGAGTGGGATATTAATTGTTTTAAGGGCTTTTTCATCAAACTTACAAGCGGAGCCGATACATATTACAAACGTATAATCTTTAATGACAGTACAAATATATGGATACAAGATGATGAGAATGAAATCAGTATTGGTTCATGGGACTATGAGATACAGTATTTTTACTGTATATTAGGATTTACAAGCTTAGAATTAGTCAAACAGTTTTATAATAGATATAAAAGGGTTGATGACTACTTAGGATATAATGTCACAACACTTGAATTCCATGAAACTGATTGACTTTAATCTATAGAAGGGAGTAAAACTATGAAAAGAATTAGTACGACAAGAATAGAAGGTGCGGTTGACGCCTTAAATTGGGCAATTAACTTTCTATCTTATCAAGACAGCTATGTATACACCAAAGATATAATACGAAAGCTAAAAATTAGAAAGAGTGAATTACGTAAATTGGTAAGAAACAAGAAGGACTAATAATTACGAGCTTTGCTGGTTATTGGTTACCTCTTTCACAGAGAGGGTTAAAAAGTTCAATGATTTTTTTCATCTAATAAAACTGTTAATAATTTTACGAAGGAAGTGGTCTGTGAAGCCACTTCCCTTTATAGAAGGTAATCATGAGATACAAAGTATATTTAAATGACTATTATGACATCACTGACAAAGTGTTAGAGTTTCCACTAATTAAGGAATCACTTATTGGAGAAAGTGATAATGTAGAATATAAAGCTAATTTCAAAGTTGACAATAGGAATGAGTGGGTTAGTGATGGTAAAATAAACGATAACTCTATTATGGCAGGCACTCCAATTAACTATTATACTATCAATATTAAAGATACGGCATTCAATACTAACATCTACAAAGGTACAGTGACATGGATAAATGAATTCGCTGAAAAACACGCAGAAATAGTCACAAAATCAATTCATGATACTTTAACACAAGAAATTAAAAAAGGTATCATCAGGTCGTCACTATTTGAAATCTCAGCCATTTTGAGAAGTAACTATAACGTAAATATAAATTCCTTCTCATGGCAATATTCAAGTTTATATCTTCAAAATGCTTTGTTATCCATAATTGCTAGTAGTGATAATCCGATAACTATTATTGACCTACTAAAAGAACTAAGTGAAAAACTAGGACTATTTATCTATATTTGCAGAGAACAGGTATATTGCTATCCTATCTATATGTCAGGGCAAGGTTACAAGGTTTTGCTTAAGTCAAGTCAAGTTCTAAGCATAGAAATAAGCAAAAACTATGATGACATAAGAAATAATTATGAAATTAAATATTACTTGAATAACACTGTCACAGATGATAATAGGGGTGTGGGATTGGTAAGTCGTAATACCTACGGAGAAAATGCTATATCAATAGACGGCTCTTCCTCTTCCAACGTTGTTATTCCAAACGCTAGTACGGCTGTTTTAATAGGTGAAAGCTATTTAAATAGGTATATGAACCCATTTGAAGTTGTAACATTTGATGTAGAGATGTCTGTATCTGATTACATTGCTCTAGTCGATATTTTATACATTGAACCTTTAAAAAAACGCTACACATGTATAGATAAAGAATATGATTTTAACTTAAATAAGTGTAGAATTACAGCTTGGGAGATAACATAAGGTTAAAGTTATGAGTAGGTATGAATTAGAAAGTTGGATTAGGCTAAAAGAAATGCTCAGAGAAATAGAAAGACAAATATTTAACTATGATGAAATACATAAAGGAACTATCAGAGAGATTTTTACAGATATAAACGCATTAATAATGATTATAGAAGACTTTAATAAAGATAAGAAACATTTTAAAAAGTATCTCAAAGAACA